ATTGTGGTTCAGCGAGCATGACAATGCAATATATATGTTGGGCAATGGTAAGGATGGTATCAAGAGCATATTCGAGGAATATGGAATGTCCAAGTGGTTTGAGAGAGAGGGAAGAATCAAACTTGATAATGACTTCTATTCAAAGTACAGATATGAATATCCCATGAAGGATAATACAAGCAGCGAGATAGGTACAGGATATGTTCTTGGGTTTGACTATCTTTATGACAGAGTTCTTATCACAAAGAAGGACAGTGACAGATATATTCCCGGCAATTGCGCTTATGACGGCAAGGAAAGAGGTCTTGAAGCGGTTAAGGAATACGTCGCCCAAAATGTTGAGGACAATAATTGGAAGAACGTATGTTATAAATGGTCACAGGAGAAATGCTGCTATATCATTGATTATGAGATAAATAATGTTGAATATAGAGAGGAGTTCAATTCCTATGACACGCAGATTGAGATGTATCGCGACAGATACAAGTTCAATATGATGTTAAATGAATACTACGGGGACAAAGAATGGCCTACATTTGAAAATAATGGAGATTGGAATGTTGATATTGTTGATGGCAATATAATCTACAGACAAGGTGATGATGTGATGTCATACAAAAAGGATTTCTATGACAATTCTTGGACTATATCGTTCAAGCCCGGCTATGGGTTTGTGTCTTTCCATTCCTATATGCCTAACCTTTATATAAGCACTTCCAATGGTATTTATTCTTGGATTGCTGGAGACAACAATGTTTACAGGCATAATAAGAAGGGCGAGTATCTTGGTTTCTATGGGAACAGCTATCCTTTTGCACTTGAGATTGTTGACAAGGATGACAAGACAATAGCATATGGCAATTCGCTTATGGACAGCATTTCTGTTATGACAGAGGCAAAGAGGGTTTCCAATGGGGAATTGCTTGATGTGAGAAACATATTCTTTGACTATGGGTATTTCTATAATGGCAGACAGATGACAGATTTCGTAAAGTTCATTTCAAAGCACGATCTTGACGGAATGAATTATCTTGACGATTATATGGACTTGGATGATAAGAATATTCCTGTTGAGAAGCGTGATATATATTGGCACATCAACGATATTAGGGACAATGTTTCTGACTATGATGCACCGATGTTCCTTAATGACATTAGCGACAGAGTTGGTTTTATGGCTCAACATGATATGAACGGATGGATAGACAAGGCTATAAACAATGCTGTATTTGAGAATAAGGACTGGTGGGATATAGAGCCTTTCAAGGATGTGTATATTTGTCAGAGATATTTCTATGACAAGCCTAATATTGACAGAAGATACAAGGATATAAGATTTGGCGTATTGCTTAACACAACAGACAAAAAACTTAATTTGGATAATATAATTGAATAGCAATGGAAACTATAAACACTTTCGGACTTCCGTTTTACCGTAATGGAGGTAAGATTCATATCAAGAAAGAGAATCGTGGCAAGTTCACTGCCGCCGCAAAAAGAGCAGGTAAATCTGTACAGGCTTATGCAAGTCAGATATTGGCGAATAAAGAAAGATATTCTCCAACACTTGTTAAAAGAGCTAATTTCGCACGAAATGCGGCTAAATTTAAACATGAAGCAGGTGGTATTGTAACGCCTTATGGCCAGTGGGAATATCCTGGCGAAGTCACAATTATACCTTCCAATGAGATAACAATGAATAGTGTTAATTATCCTGTATTGGGTATATCTAATACTGGAGAAAGAAAATTAATGCTTCCTTGGATGAACTATAAGTTTAATGGCAATTATGTTACTGAATATCCTATAATGCAGAATGGAGGTTGGGCTAATTTCAAACAACTTTTAAGAAGAACTTTTGATAAGGATTATAGAAATGCACCAACACTTGAAGGTGATTTTAATACAGCATTTAATACTGCAAGAAGAAGCGATGTTCCTGTTTTCAAGTGGAACAACAAATATTATAATACAAATATTGCTCCAATTGGAGATATTATCAATTCTTTTATAGAGCAGATTAACAATAAATATAAATATAGTAATTGGGGTAATGTTCTGAAAGATGATTTATATAGTAAAATAGTCAATGATAAAAGTATAAAATTTCCTATTGCTGACATTGCAGAACTTATAGGTGATGAAAGCAGTTATGATAAATATAACAGCAAAAATGAATTTGTTGGACCTCTTCAAATGAATGAATATTGGTTTTCAAGAATATATGGAGATCAGGGTAAGGCTGTTTATAATGAATATAAGAATAAGACAAGAAAGGATGAAGATATTGCTGAAGATATGTATCAATATATCAAAATGATGAATGACAGATTGCCAGATAATGGATATGGTTATACTTATGGAAGATTTAAAGTTAATCAATATGCACCTAATGCTGGATTTGATGATGTTATCAATAATGCGGTTTGGAATAGCAATGTGATACATGAGATAAATAATGGTATTGTTAATGGTTCTAATTTGAAAAAAGGTGTCTCAACATATAGGGATTTGGCTACGGAATATGATAGAATGTTGAAAGAAAGAAGAAATAATGTAAAGAAACTTGAAGGTAGTTTTGTTCCACTTCCTACTGTTGACAATAAGATTACAGACTATTCCAGAGCTATGGCAAAAGGTCTGTTTGAAGGCAATAATATCGCCAATATAGTGGGTACAACTCTTGGCGCAGCTTCTACACTTGCTGCTAGTATTGGAGGTGCTGTAAGGGCTAAAAAACAGGGTAATACTGATACTTCCACTAATACTCCCTCTAATACTGCCGAATCTACATTTGTAGATCCATTTGTGTTGAAGAATCCTTTGGAAAGAACAATGAGAGATGCCACTGGTATTGACAATATGAAATTTAAATTCAGGCAACAAGGTGGCATGCCTTCCACACAGGCTATCATTGAGGGTGGAGAAATAGTGGATTATCCTGATGGCACACAGTTAATTGATACTGGAGAGCAGCATGAATATAGCGGAGAACGCACTTACAGACCTGATGGGAAGATAGATGGAGACCCTGTTGAGTTTACGGGCATTCCTATGATTGACTTGAAAAACAATCCTAATTTAAAACTTTTGTCCTTTGGTGCTAATCCTTGGGCTCAAGGAGAACCTTTCATTTGGCCAAGCACAGTAAACCAAAAAGGCTATGTGAATACAAAGGTTGATAATTATTTTCCTGAGGCCCATCAAGAGAACAAAATTAACTTTGCCCAATTTGGAGGCCTGATGCAACAACCATTCAAAAAGCCCGCAAGAATAAAAAGAAAATAAACTATGACGGAATACGAGGAAGAAGAACTGCTAAAACTTACCAAGGAGAACAACCTTATGTTGCGGTATATTATTTCTTATTTGCGGCATGACAATTCCGTTGACTTTATGCAGAACATCATAGCCAACCTTATGGCTAACAAGATTGAGACACGAGGCTTCAGAAAAAAGTAAAACAAAAAAAATAATCAATCTCCTGTAACAAGGAGATTTTTTTTATATTTGTGGCATTAACAATGAAAATTCAAAAAGATATGAACAGATATAAATTTCAGATGGGAGCTGAACTTCCTCCCGAAATGATGCAGCAAATGCAAGGAATGCCTATGGAACAAGAGATTCCAATGGAACAAGGCATACCTGTTGAACAAGGTAATGGCGAAGCAAGTTTCGCGCAACAGCTTATGGCTATCGAACAGGAGATAGACAAGATTCAGAAAGAAATGAAAAAACTCGAGAAGCGTGATGATAGACTTGCGCAGAACGAGTATAAGAGACTTGAGCAGCAACTTATGCAATTGGAGCAGCAGAAAGAGATGTTGAGACAACAAGTTGAGGCTACAAGACAGCAATTGGAGGCACAGGAACAAATGCAAGGTGAAGAATATCTTGACCCAAACGCACAATATGAAATGTCTCCCGAGGAACTTGACGCGCTGGAGGGTCAGTATCAGGATGTTCCTATGGAGGAACAAATCAATCCGGAGGAAATGCAGATGATGCAATACGGTGGTAAAATGCAGACTGGTAAGAAAATATTAAACTGGTTAGGTCAGATTCCTGTATCAGAAACTATCGGAGGACAGTTGTCTGAAGTAAATATGAAGAATTTAGAAAAAGATTTGGCAGAAGGGAAAATAAGCCCCAAGGAATATAACGCAAGAGTAGATAATGGATTAGCGGCTAATTTAATTGCTAATTCCATGAGCGTTCTTCCTGAAGCTGCTGTAATAGATAGTGATTTATTGGCTTATCTAACTGCCATACCGACACTTGGAGGTGCTTATTTACACGATAGAGCAACATACACAAGAGATGGTAAAACGCCAAAAGATTCTCCTTTCCATTGGTATTTTGGAGGAAAAGAAGAATATGAAAAAGAAATGAAAGAAATTGAAAATGCGAAGAAAAATACATCTGTTAAAAAATCTTTTGGCGGAAAGATGCAGGGAGGAAGATCTCTAATAGGAAAAGAACGTGGACTATTTGATTATAATATAGACAATGGTGAAATCCCAGAAGATTTAGATGATTGGAATAATAGAAAATTAACACCAATATCTAATTCTATTAAAAGAACAATCCCTGAAAGAAAATTATCTTTTAATCCATATCTTGATGGATATTTAACATCAATAAATTATTATGGAGAGCCAGAAGAGCCTATTATAGAAATTGAAGATACGTCTAATGGGTATAGGTTGCCAGATTATAATTCTCAATTTCAAAAAGATATTGCAGATTCTCTATATAAAGATAAGGTTGTTCCGGTATTAAGACAACAAAAAAAAGACAATTTCAAAAAAGGGACACAGAAAGTAAAAGATTATTTTGGTGACAGACCTTTATCTGATTATGCACAACTTGCTATAGCAGCAGCTGGAATATTAGACGACAGGGCAAGATTGAACAATGAGATTGCAAGGAATATGACATTAACCGACAATCCTTACCCAAGAATTATAAATAATATCAACGAATATTCAGAAGGCGTTAAACAGGCTATAAATAGGGAATATACACAAAGGTCAAACAGGTTGAGAAACGATATTCGCAGAGCGGAATCTTCTGTTCAGCCAAGAAGTGTATTTGGAAGAAGTGCAAATCTTATGGCAATGCAAGATGCTTATAATGAGAATCAAAACAAATTGGATGCTGATTATCAGACAAAACTTGCGGCTAATGAGTCGGATAGAAGCAAACAGTATAATGCTGCCTTTGAAAACTTTGCAGGTACTGAAAGAGCTAACAAGATATATAACATGAATAAATTGACAAATGCTCTTGAAAAAGATGATAAGATAACTGCAAATAAATATAGTCTTGCACAAACTGAACTTAATAGATGGGGAGAGATAGAACAAGACAGAAGAGACAGGAACTTCCTTGAGACGCAGTATCTTGACAATTTATATAACAATTACTATGTCAATTTATTGTCTGCAGGTATTCCTAATAATCAAGCTATTGATATTGTGGACAAGTTAAGACAAAAGAACACAAAGAAATCAACCAAAAAATCAAAGTAAGAAATGGATTCAAAGATAACCCCGTTATATTATGATTACACTCCAATAGAGTTGGGAGAGGGTAAGATATACCAGTCTCCGATGGAGTATATTGCAGAGGATGCACAGAATCAGGCAATGACCGCTGCGTTGTATGATAATATGATTAACAATCAGCTGCCTGAATTTCTTGCAAATATTCCTTATTTGGATAAGGACAAGTATGACAAGTTGGCTGGAGAATATACTACGGCAATAGACGATATTGCAAGAACACTTTCTGAAAACCCGTATGACAAAAACGCACAAAGGTTAATAGCCGAACTTGCCACAAGGTTTAGAAAAGATATGTCTCCTCAAGGCGAATTAGGTCTTATGGCCGCGAATAAGGGAGGTCTTGATGTATGGATGCAGAATAATCTTCCTTATGCCACTACAGACCCTGAAACATACGAGAAGATGTATGAAAAGAAGAAGGAAGAACTTCTTACAAACACAGATCCTTATGAGATTCCAAATATCATTTCGGAAAATATAGTTCCCAAACCGGAGTTATATGATAAGGATAAAATTGGATTTGCTGGTGAAAAAATGGCTGTTGAGACAAATGGATTTAAAGATCCTGCCGCAAATGACAATACAAGAATAGCATCTATTGTTTCAGATTATTTTAATGATGACAAATATAAGCCATATCTTGAACAACATAACGCATTAGAAATACCATTATATAAAGATGGAGTTATAAATGATGAACATCCATTTGCAGAAGAGGCTAAAAATCTTGAGGCTACATTAAAAGCAATGAGATACGAGACGAAACCAAGTAGATATACGGGTAATGGCGGAAAAAGCAGAGGCAATAGGAATAGCGGTAGTGGTAGTGGTAATAATAGCGGAGGAGGAAATGGAATAGGATTTCTATTTGATGAATCAACAGAAAATTATATACCAAATCTTTCTTTTTCACAAATGTTTGAAAGTCAAAGAAATATAAAAAGAGGAGATTATAATTACGAAGATGTTTCAAATGTTCAATTTTTAAAACAGCTTTATGCCAAATCTGGTCTTACAGATAATAATGTAAATGGATTAAATTATGTGACAAAGGGACATTTTACAAATTATCTTGATAATACAGTGGATGAAAATGGAGAGTCCATATCTGACAAAAAGAAAGAAAAAATGTTGAACAAAAATGTCAGAGACTATATTAAAGATAATTTATCTAGAAGCACTTTAAGATGGATTATACAAAATAAAGACAAAGGAGAATCTTCTCATTTTAATAATGGGATTGGATTTACTGTAATATCTAAAAAACGAAGCCAGCAATATACTGGTGATTTAACACAATATACATATACTTTGAAATTAAAAGACCAATTCGGATTAGAATATGATGCCACATATACTGTGGACAATCAAGGTGAATATAAAAATCATTCTGTTACACCAAGTTATGATGTTGTTAAATTATTTAATGGACTGAAAAACAATTATGCTGAATTAAACAACAAAGAAAGTCAGAAGGTTAAAACTATGTCATGGGAAAGAAATGAACTTTATCAGAAAAATAATAAGTTCCTATCTTCCTTAGTGGCATTCTGCAATAGATCTTATAGAAAAAATGAAAACGATCAATTAGAACCTGTGGCAGATGGTGTGGTTCTTTACAACACAGACAAAAGAAAGAGCAATCAAAAAATAATAGATGTTGCATTAGGTCAAGGAGATGATTATGTTCTTATAACTTATGATTCTGGATTTAAAATTGGATTTAGAGCAAAAGTTATTGATGATTTTTATAATACAATAAAGGAATTTAAAGAACCAATGATCAAATATATGAAACCGCAATTCCTTTCATTTTATTCATATATTAACAGTATGATGTCTGCAAACAATAACGCCATTATTAATTTTGATAATGAGTTTAATTATCTTACAGGGCTTGGAGTTTCAGATGATATGAGAATTAAGTTGGAGAATGGGTATATTGTATTGCAGAAGAAAGAAGGAGAAGAATGGAAAGACATGACCCCTGAAACAGGTAAAGATGAGGAGCAGAACCTCAGTGTATATGAAGCATATACTATTTATGATATGATTAAATAATTTTATATTTCAACTGGATATGGCTAACAATAATACAGAATCAGCAGGACCGCGTAAAATTTCCGCATCAGAAATTCAAAAGAAAATAAACGAAAAGGCTAAAAATGGCACATTATATGATCCTTATTTTCAAAACACGATACAGAATAGAATTACTTATGATGACCTTGGACAATATGCAGATATAGCAAGAAGAAATAATTGGGATTTGAATAATATATCCCTTGATGAAACTGATTTGCAAAGAAGAGCATATCAAGACCAGACATATTGGGAAAGATTAAAAATAGCCGGAAAAAATTTCGGAGGTCTTGTAAAAAGTGGTGCTAAAGGGATGTGGAGAGAAGGACGTGTTGTAAGTCTTTTAAGTGACAGATTGACAGATTGGGATTATGAACCACAATATGAAAAAGAAGATACTACAGAACCAATATTCTCAAGCCCAGACAAAGGCAAATACCAACATTCTTATTGGTTAAACCAATTTAGCCAAATGGGTACAAGTGTTGGTATGCTAGCAGGTATGGCTCCTGAAATGCTTGGAGAACAGTTTATATTATCTGGTCTTACAGGTGGAACTGGCATTGTAGAGGGTATAGGAAAAATGGCTGCAAAATGGAGAAAGGTTAAAAAAGGTCTTAATGCTGCAAAGGTTGGAGAACAGGCTATTGAAACTGCAGCAAAAGCAGGTACAAGCTATAGTAAGGCTGCCTGGAGAACAAATCAAGCTCTCAATAAAGTTGGGCAAGTTTTAATAGGTGTGGATCAAGGAGAAAAAAATTCAAGATTGAATGAGCAATTCAATATGAATGAAGTATTCACACAAGAAATAAATTCAATGGCTGAACAACTTTCGAAAGAAGAAGGAATAGGTTTTGAAGAAGCTGTTGAAAAGGTTCTTGCTAATGAAAATGCCTATAATATAGCATATGAGAAATCAAAAGCCGCAGGAGAAGAACAATATGCTCTTGAAGCTCCAGTTGATATGCTTATAAACGGTATTCAGGGTTATCTTAATGTTGCGCCATTTTTGAAAATGGGAAGTCTTACTTCAACACTTGTCGGTAAGACAATGAAAAGAACGCTTATTAAAGACCTGTTACTTCATTGGGGAGGCTCTGGCATTCTTGAAATGGGAGAAGAGGCATGGGAAGAGATGGCTACTTTGTATGGACAAACACATTATAACGATGAGAACAATGAGACTAAAACATTCTTGGGTATAGGAGAAGAGAGTGAAAGCAGACTTGGAGAATTTGTTGGTGATTTTGGCAAATTGTGGGCCGGAAATGAAGATAGAATTATAGATAATGCAATTGGAGGTTTATTGGGTGGACTTATTTTGGGTCCCGCACAATCAGGTATATATAAACTTGCCAATATAAGAAGTGATAAACGAAGGAAAGAAGCCTTAAAAAAGAATCTTGACAATCTTGAAAAATTCAAAGGAGGTTTTGCAGAGTTCTACAAGAAAAATCTTGAAGTAATGCAGGCAAGGACAAAACTTGAAGAATATAGAAGCAAGCTTCCAAAGAATCCAAGTGAGGCAGAGAATGAGAAACTTGTGAATATGGTCAATGATGTTATAGCACTTGAAAACAGTGCGCAGAAAAACCAATTGCTTGACCTTAAGATTGCAGCAGCAAGATATGACGAGCTTACGCAGACAAAAGGCAAGGGTAGCAAAAACATATTCCAAGATATAAACAACGAGTTTATAAATGTAAAAAACGCTCTTGATGTTTATGGCAATGCGCTTGCTTCAAATCCAAATCTTACAGATGACATAAAGAACGGAAATGCAAATGAACAAGTTCGAAATGCCGCAGAGATTTTGAAAAACAACGGTATTCTTAGTGATAGCTATACCCTTGTATCATCATTGGAGGATTCAAAGAAGCATGTTCAGGCAATGCTCAACGAGTCCATTATGATGGATAGGGATTTGGCGGAAGGATTCTTTGGTATATATATGAACATGGATGACGCTGTTGACTATATGATTACAAGATCATATCAGAGACAGATGCAAACACTTATAGACACATATTCAAATATTTCTGATAATATTGTAGGTGCAATGCAACAATCTGTTGCAGATAAATTTGGAGAAGGCATTTCAAAAATGAACACTGCCGATTTGTCTAAAGCAATATCTTCCATATTACGCGCAATGACTGGTGAAGATGTGAAAACAGACAATACGCATTTAAAAGATGCTATTGAAAGTGTAAGGTCTTCATTGGATGAATATCGCACAATCAAGTCTGAAGATGAAAGATTGTTCAATATGTTAAGAACAAGAGGCATAAAAAGAGGTGTTGCGATAACAGAACCTTCGCTTGTAAATGAAATGCAAGAAAGATATGGAGAACTTGAGAAGGAATATACCACTGCCGAAAACAATCTTGCGGAAATTCTGAAGAATCCGGATTCCACTGAAGAACAAAAACTTGAGGCTCTTGCAAAACTGAATTCTATAAAATCAGAAATGAGCGAATATTCCAATGAAGAGGATTTGACAAAACAGGATGCTACAAAGCAGATTGCAGAGATGAACAAGCAAATGCTTGAACTTATCAAAAAGGCTTATGACAAGGCAGAAAAAGTGTCAAAAAAGACGCAATCTATTATAGCTAAGCTGTCAAATATAAATCATGAAAATATCGAGGACAAATCCGTCATGATATCAAATGTAATATCCGAACTTGAGCAGTTGCGTGATTCACAAAAGACTTATGATGACGCCTCAAGAATAAGCGAGATTATAGACATTTTAAGAGATGCAAAAAGAGTTGCTGATGATATAGTGTCGGTTGATAATGTAAGTTCGTCATTAAAGGCAAATAAATCAAAAGGACAATATGTTTGGGAATCACTTAAGAATAGTGATAATGAACTACTGAGATTCATGTCCGAAGTGAAGTATGGAAGCCAGCTTGATTTAACATATCTTGAAATGGCTCAAACACAAATTGACATATTAAGGGAAAAGAACGAGCAGCTTGAAAATCAGATAAATAATATAGGAAAGAAAAGTGTTCGTAATATACAGAAGAAATATGCAAGACTTATTGCCAAACCAGATGCCATTAGTGATGATCAGATACAGTTCTTTATTGACAAATATAACGAACTTATTAGCGAGATAGATAATTCGAAAGACAGTATCAAGAATTCACATAATATGATTCTTATCAAGCAAGACCTTATGAATAAGAAGGCCAAACTTGAAAGCAAGCTTAATGGCAATACTACTGTATCTTCAAACAGAATTTCCTCTTTGAATCCAAATGAATTTCTTAGTGAAAACAGTTCAAATGAAGGAGTCCCTGTATCTTCTCTTGGTCCGACATTATTAACTCAAGAAGAACTTGAAAGTAATGCAAGGGCATTACGTAAATTGAATGAGAAGAAAGGTATAGTATATCCTGATTCGCAAACACAGACAACGGAAGAAAAACCCTCTGATAATTCAAGAATGGAAACTCTTGTAAGGGATATTCTTGCAAGACATTCAGAGCGTGCGTTGGGAGATTTGATGATAGAGTATTTTGACAAAAAGGAATATTCACAGGAGGAGGTTATGAATGCCTTTACGGCTGTAAATATATTCAAACAATATGGCATTCTTGATATTGTTCCTAAAAAACAGGGTGGTACTATAGGTCAAGCAATAGACTTGATATTCAACAAAATAGACGTTGCTGTTCTTAAAGACAAAAACCTGCCGTTCATAAAATATCTTAAGGCTGTTCTTGATGTTTATGGATTTGGGAATGAATCAAACCTTCTTTCAGCAATGATTTATTCTGAAAATTACCTTGATGATAAGAAAACAGAGCATAGTGAAACAGATACTGGTGTAGTTGTAGATACATTAGGAGAAGGCGAGAATCCTGTAGAAGACAAAGGAAGAGTGGAAAAAGTTCCAACGAGAGAATCTCAAGTTGATGAACTGAAAAGTGACAATAATCCAGACATATTCCAAATGCCTTATGCTATAAAAAATGTCGATGGGACTTATTCTTATGCAAGTAGAATACAGAGTGGTGACAAGTCTGCGATAGACAAAAAGGCCTTTGACGCATTATATAATCCGAGCAGAATAAAGAAGGCTTATTTGAGGGGATTTGTCGGTTCTTTAGAGGAAAACCAAGATGTATTCAAGAAATATCTGGATTATCTTACTAGCCTTCATGTTCCTGCTGAATTGTCCAAAAAGGGCAAAGAAACAACATTTCTTAGAAACAGACTGCAAAAAGATAATTTGCTTGACTATAACACTAACGAGGAGTCTTTAAGAAAGATTTGGGAAAATAGGAATTCCATTTTGTCGGATTCTCCGATTCCAATATATGCAGAATTGAAAGGCGAATCAGAACCTGTTGTAATAGGCTTTATTGCGACATCAGATTATTATAATGAAAGCAATGTTTCAGCATTGAAGGGAAATGAGGAACAACAAAAGATTATTGCAAGCCTGAACAAATTTTCAAATGATGTCCGCATATTGCTTTCATCATATAATGATATTGAACTTAAACTTGGTGAAAGACCCGTTGTTCCTCAAGATATAAACTATCTTGAAATAAATGATACTGATTTCAGTAATGGCGAATTAGTACAACTTGGAGATAATTATGAGGAACTTGCTTATATTACAAATGGTATAAATATAAGAACAAAGCGAATAGGATCTATTCATGGTAATTTCATTGACAGTGTTATGTTTTCCGGCATATACAAAATAAAGGAAGAACTTGTGAATGGAAAATCCGTATATATTCCGTATAAGTTGTTTGTAAATGGCAACACTGTTTTTGCAGACGGCAAACTTCTTAATGTCGGACCTATCTATATGCCAAATGATTTCAAGCTTGAAGAAAAGGCGCCAGAGATATTCCAGCATTTCAGAAACAATATTGTTGACTATGTGTTTAAGAATTTCCTTAATAAGATGCATAAGGCATATATGAACGCAAACACATCTGAAAGGAAGAGTCTTAAAAATGACATAAGGACATTTCTTGAAAAATATAAGGATTTGTTGTTTATTGACAATATAGAAAATGCGAGTGCAAATGTAATAAATCTTATAAGTTCACAGACATATACTGATTTTAATTGTAAGCTTGATACGGAATTCAAGGCTGAACAGCCAAGAGCATGGCTTGTTGATTTTTCATCTGATGAGTATAAGAAGCAGGTAAATGATGGTGTCAACTATTGTGTATTCCATTATAACAAAACTAAAAACAATGAACTTAATTTCTTTCTTGGAATACAAGATGAGAATATAAAAAGAAGAAGAGAAAACGGAGAGAATGTTCATGACACAAGAAATATTGTCAACACATCTGTTTTGAATACGGTTGAAGATTATACCAATCTGTTTGAATTCATAAGAGACAAGTTCAATAATAATGGAGATGCCCAGAAAATTGCCGTAATGTTCAAGGACTATCGCGGTAATACATCTTTGGACAAACCAAATGATTTTACCAAAAAAGTATTTTCAGATGAGACAATTGTAAGAGACCTTAATATGTTGAAAGACGGCAAGGTTCTTGTCAATGAGAATGTTGAGAACGCAAAGACTTTCGCACAATGGTTTTCGGAAAACGCCAAAGAAACTGTAGGCCTTATAGATGTTGAGATGGATGAAGAACTCAAACATGCACCATATCAAGGCAAGACAATATTTGTTGAAGAGAATTACGAATATGGCATAGGCCAAAAATCCATTGTAAAACCTGTTGAAATAAAAAAGGAATCTGTTCCCGAACAGTCGAAAAAAACGAATAGTATTGAGATTCCTGCCGCTCATAGCATAAGGAAAGGTAGAAGTCTTAATATTCCGACAAGAATAATTATTAGTAAAAGAAGAACAAGTCTTAATGAAAATATAAGTGACGAAAGCATTGTTTCTGGTATGACGCTTTCAGAACAAAGGGAATTTTGCAAATCATTATTTGCCGAAGTTATTGAGAACAATGAGAATGGAATTCTGAAGAAAATAAAAAACAAGGAGATTTCTCATAACGCAATAGTTAGAGAGGCATATAATCTTCTTAAGAATGCATTTGAGTTTAACGGCATATTCAATTCTATAATTGACAAGGCAGAGTATTATATTAACGAATCACAGGCTCTTGTTGATATATATGAAGGTAAGGAGAAATCATCCAATGATTCTGTTTATATTGAAACTTATAAAAAATACCAAAATGTTTTCAATAAAGAAAATGGATATGAAAAAGAGTACAATTCACACAAGATCAATATAGAAGATAATAAAAATGCTTTAAGCAATCTTGAATCAATGCAGCAGGAATGTCTTGAAAAACTATTTCATATTCCTTCAATGCAGGATGATAAGTTCTGGGTTGGCACTTTCATTGAATATGTGAATTCTCTTAACAAAGGCAACATAAGCATAGATGAGGTTTCAGAAGAACAGATGCAGAAGGAACAGGATAAAACAACGGCTTCTGATTTTGATTATGAAACCGAAAGTTTTGAAAAAGAGCCTGTCGGAGATTTTAGTTTTTATCTTAAATCAATATTAAGCGATATTCCAAAGACACAGCGGGATGAAAACGGAGATATAATATCAGTATGGCAGAATCAGAATGAATTATTGCAAGAAGGGATTGACGAATATGAGGATGTAAACAAAATCATAAGAATTTTAGGCAATGTGATTGTGAATTCACAATGTGACTGGAATGATGTGTTGAGGAATCTTGTCGAACTTGCCAATGATGATTCCTACGAATATACAGATATATGCAAAATGCTTTATTTTAAGCTTTCTGATGACAATATAATGCCAGATCAGTATAAAAAGGAGATAATGTCCAAAATGTCCCTATCGTATCACGATATGATGTATATTAAATCAACATACGACAAAAACGGAGATATTGTCCTTTCATTGAATAATGTTTCTGACAACAAGAAATACGCGCAAGAGCTTTCAAAAATTAAAGAACATCTTAAATCAAACAAAAATATTATCAAGAACGGAAAGTTCAATAGAGAATTTCTTGTTGAGAATATTGTAAATCTTGATGCATTTATTGATAAGTTTGAAAAAGGGCAGCAATATTCTGTTTCGGAAGCGAAAAAGTCAATGTCAAATCTATTTGGTGTAAGTTTCTCAACAAATACGATAAAGGCAAACATGGAAAATCTTAAGAGAATAAATGATTCATTAAGAACTTTCGTAAAGAATACTGACAACAATAATGAATGGGATCATATACTCGGATGGGATGGAAGCACTTCAAGAATATATGAGATTGCAGATTTGAATTCTGCAATCAAGGAACTTGTCATATTTGAATGTAATGAAAGTGGTAATACAATAGAAAAGACAGAAACTATTGCCGGCAAGAAAATAATGACCACATATCAAAGACCATTGCGCGAAAAGCAGTTTAAGGATATGCAAGACAAAACTGGATTTTATGATGTGATAATGTCAATATTCAGAACAAATGACAATGGGAATTACTATTACAGGTATTTCCAACTTGACAATATTGATGTTATGCCTTTAAAAACCGGGTTGAGTTCATTATCTATGCTTGATATGTTTGGCAAACGTTCATCCCGTATGGTTGAAATGCCTGATTCAGACCAGACTGTAGCTGAATGTATTCTCAATCAGGAGACGCTTGGTACTGTTTCAGAAAACAAAGAACATAAACTTGTAGGTTTTACAGGAAATTATGTTGAAAGTTTCAAGACAAGAACGGGATACCAGTTTTCATATACTGTATCTGACAAGAACAGACTTCCATGGATTAGAATGCAGAAATATGTTATTCCTGTAACATCATATAAAGGGAAAACAAATACTGAATTCTATACTATTGACTTCTCAAAGATGCTTCCGTTTGTAACAAAACAATTACTTGACAATGAGCTGCTTACAATAGAAAATGATTTAAAATGCGATTTGACAAATAATATTGGGAAGCACTTGATATTGTCAATGCCTGAACTTAATAATATTGTTATTGAGTTTGACGGTAAAAAAAGGACACTTGAAAGTCTTCTTTCATCATGCAATGGCGCAGATGAGGAATATATTAATCGTGCTTTTGATTCGTTAAGACAGCAATATGATGATATGTTCCGTCAGGCAAGGCCTATTGTATTGTCGGTAATAGAACAAGAGGTTGCAAAACTTGTCTTGAACAAAGGGACTGCCAGAGGCGTTGAAAACGGCATAAGGATATTCAATGTGGATGGGAGCATACCTGATGATATAAAGAAGGGTATGTTACACTCCTCGTGGCATGATGCTGGTATTTTTGACTATAATGACGAACACGAAGATTATTCTGCAACACCTAAATATTACAAAAAAGACTATGACAAATATGTTATAGACAAGGCTGCTGACAATAAAAAAGCTTCAGGATATGGCATATTCAATGTGATATATTCAGCCTATGATATGGTTGTCAACACCTTGCTTTCTTCTGGAATGATGCAAAACTGCTTCTATTCCCCACTTACGAGATTTGCAAAAGTAAACAGACAAACTGTTGGCAAGCTTATGGAGATTGAGACAAGAATGTTTGATGAAGCAGGTAATGTGAACAGCCTTGTTGCAAAGGAGAAACTTGATTTGATAAAGAGAATATCCAAAAAGGCATCAAAGAATCTCAACAAGAGAATGGGTGGTATTGACGGTAGTGGAAGAATGCTTGATTTCAGTAATATCACACACTACAATGATAAGATGTGGGGAGGCGAAAACCACAATGAATATCTTTATCTGTGTGTTGGTGAAACTGTTTCTCCGTCTGCAATATATGAAAATATATTAAGACAGCAATATCCTAACAATGATGAACTTGATGAACTTATCAGACAATCGAAAGACGAATCTCTTACACAATCCGAAAGAGCTGATGCCTTAAACATTATCAAGTCAAAATATCCCAAGGCAAATTCATATCTTAACATTGACAGTACGGATGGTGCAGAATGGATTTCTTGGAGGGAATGTATTGATATACAACTTGCCCACGCTGATATTTCAGATGAAACAAGGAAAAGGCTTGAATATATGTATGACAAGTTCTCACAGGGTATATTTGATGATGATGATGCGCAATATCTGTTGAAGGTTATGGATAAAAACCTTATGAATATAGCGTTCAATCCTGACAAGCCTATGTATTGCGGTGTAATGCCAGTATATGATAAAGACGGCAATATAAAGACTACACAAATGACCTATGTAAAATCTGCAAGTATTCCGTTACTTCCGCAGTTCACGAGAAACACGCCTATAGACTATATCAGGAAAGCTGTTGAGTTTTTCGAACAAAGCCAGAGAAAGAATGTAAGGTTGAGTTTTGACAGTGGCATAAAGGTTGGCAATATGTCATCTGACAAGATTTTGTCTTTTGACGATCTTGTTGATATAGGCAAACAGATAAGCGAGGATGGTGAACTTTCTATCTATAAGGAAATAGGCAATGGTGTTTCAAGCGATATGAACACAAGTCATGCTATTGTTCTTCAAACAACAGATAACAAGAAGATTGATATCTTTAATTCAATTTTATACAGATTGAAAATGTCTTCAATAAATGCGGATAGGAAATATTTCCATATACAAATGGAGACGGAATCACACAGGGAAGAGATTGTGTTAAGGAAAGAGGATTACGGATATGATAATTTTGTTGACTATTTCACTAATACAAAAGGTTTTATTGTTTCAAAGAGAGATGTTCTTGATCTTCGCGGCAGACTTAGAAGACTTGGTATATATGATAAGCTTACCGTTGCAGAACAAGATATGCTTGCGTTAAGAGATATGGATATTGACCATGTTCTTGACAAAGACCAAAGGGAGATGTTTGACAAGTTCATTGAAAGTGACAGACTGAACAAACTGTATCACGAGATGAAGATGGACGATATTGGCAGGATTCTTGACAATGGTCAGACTTATGTCGTAGAATCAACCCAGTTGGACCATGTTCTTGAATCCGCTGGCATAAACAATGAGACAAGAAGAATCTTTGAGATACCGCAAAGACAACTTGACAAAGCTATTGAAGATGGTATTATTTCAGAATCTGATATTACCGATGGAAAAGTTGACGGAAAAAAATTTGAGGCAATAAGGTTTAATATGACTCAAAAAAGAGTTATTCGTGAAGAAACCGATTTTCTCAACGAACTTGGTATAGAGTCTGTTGATGATATGAACCTTAAGAATCAGAATTTCATACGCAACCTGTCAAAGATGATAGCAGAAGAGCTTCTTTCGAGAGGATATTCGACCAATATGGTTGAGCAAATGGGTCTGGTTGAGACAAGCAACAATGGGAATATGCAGTTTAAGATACCTCCGTTCCTTCATGCAAGTTCAGAGAAAATATCAGTTCTTATCTCGGCGTTGATAAGGAACAGGATATCAAAGAACAGACTTCCTGGCAATGCCCTATACACTGCATCAAATGAAGGGTTTGTCAAACTTAAAGGTGCTGACCATACATTTGATTCAAGAAGTGTTGTATGGATAGACAAGGAGGCTGCAAAAAGAGGAACTCTCGGTGCTGTTGTGGAAAATGGCGAATTGAAACTCGCAGAGGTGGCAATAGCCCCGCAGTTCAATTATCGTGATGAAAGAGGTGTCTTACGTAAAATAGACCTTTACAGCGTAGATAAAAAGACTGGTAAGTCAATATATCTTGTAAATGAAAAAGGCGAGTCCCTGTACATAAAAGACGGCAAGATAATATCCGATTATGAAAACATATTCCTCAACGAATCAATGTTTGACGAGGAGATGATAAAGATGATGACATTCCGTATTCCTTTGTCTGGTCATCAGTCCGCGTGTGCTGTAAAAATAGTTGCATTCCTTCCTCCCGCAATGGGAGATATGATAATTGTTCCCAAAGAACATCTGAAGCAATTGGGTGAGGACTTTGATATTGACAAACGTTTCTGTTATATCAAAAACTATATGGTTGACAAGGACAATAAAGTAAGAGTCCTCACAAAAGATTTTGTTGACAGGAAAATAAGGGAGAGCAACGAATATAAAAGGCTGTATAAAATGGTCAATGACGATATTTTCAATGGCAATGGTGCAGTAGAGGATATTGATACGTTTATATGGAATGAAGGAATGTATTATGATAAAGGTGCAAGTCTTTATAGATATTTGTCATTTGTAAAAGACAGGCTTGAGAGAAAACTTGACGAGAATGATACTATATCAATGTATCAGTCTGTATTTGAAAATCCTGATATTACAATACAAAAACAGATTTCAAAAGTGCTTAATTTTGACGTGCTTGAAGAGACAAGAGATGAAGTTATTGATAAAAAAGATACAGGTGCTGATGATAGTTTTATAACTCCATACAGTACTTCATACCAAAAAGAATTGAGACTTGGCAATGCCAATGCGAAGAAGGGTGTTGGTGTCTGGTCTTCCGCGCTTGTCGTTTCTGGACTTATACAGAAAAGGAATGTTGAACTTGAAAAAGTCGGTTATTTGGGTACAATATCGCCTGTGCTTTTAAGATTTGACGGTAATACATTTGACGGCTCGTTAAGCAGAACAACAACACTTGACCAGCAAAACACAAAGACAGATGTTATTTCCGCACAGCAGAATGCCAATGTTGATAATGCCAAGGCGGATGTTGTTTCATTGTCAAACCAGAACAGTGTCACATTCAATTTTTACACGTTCATGGCACAAATGGGATTCAATAAGACATCAATGGTAGAGACCGTAAATGGAGAAAAGAAGCAGCTTGACCTTGCATATCTTGTTGCGCTACAGCCTTCTGTTCTTAAATATACAAGACTGAAACAGGCGAACCAGTCAATTATAGGAAGGAAGCGTTCCGAGAAGTCCATTCTCTTTGATGTGCTTTCTGATTATGGAATGTCAGAAGATAATGTACGGAAAATAATGAATGGTGTTTCTGTCAATGGCCTTAATTTTGACGGTGTTATGTTTGATGTTGGAAGCACCTATTTTGACGGGATTACAGGACAATATCTTTATGACACATTGAATAAAGAGTATGATTCTTCTGAAAAACAGCTGAAAACTTTTGTATTCTTCTATAATATCATGAAATACGGAGGATTTCTGCAACAATATTCCAAACTGTTGAATGTAACATCACAGGGTATAGGCAACACATATTTTGATGTTCTTGAACATGTTGAAGCTCTTAATAGTCTTGGTTCACAAAAAACGTTTAAGGGACTTGGTGATCTTATAGGGAAGTTCTACAAATTGGATGATGACAATATACCGGATAATGCAATGTATATTGACGGTTGTAATTATGCGATTGTTCCTACAACAAACGAAGGTGTTGTATTATTACACACATTATCTATGACATCGAAAATGTTCAACTCCATTTATAATATAGGCAGTAGTAAGGTTAGCAGTATTTATAGTGATTTGAACACTTTTGCAAGGGCTGCATATCTTCCTTCAAATGAACTTGATCAGATAAACAAGGATATATCAAGAGCTATCAAACAATATGTCTATAAATTATTGGGAGACGAGAATATAAAGGCTATATGCAATACGAAAGGATTGTTTGACGGAACGTTGGAGGAAGAGACAGACAGGCTTTTGAATCCTTCGTTCAACAGATATGCATTGAATAGGAATTCCGACTATCTTGCAGCCATTGACAGATTTAACAATGATGTGAAAGAGGATAAGGTTATAAGCGATGAGAAAGTTAGTCTCGGATATATAATCAACTTTCTGTCTGATGCCAATCATCCTTTAATGGAGAGCAACAGGTTCTTGAACGCATTGTCTGTAACAAAGGACGGGGCGCTTATGTTCAAACCCAACGCGAATGAAATTGCGAACAAAGACTATCACAGGCATTTCTTTGATTTGTATAATAATACAGATGTGATTACTGTGAATGGCAATGATATTGTTGTAAATGGTGAAAAACTCACTTATCGTGCATTGGCACAGGATTTGGCAACCTATGCCTATCTTTGTCACGATGAGAATGGTATTCTTAACTTAAGGGAATATATCCCAATCGAATATCTTGACCTTTGTGGTGTTCCGACAATGTTAAGGCACATTTCTGACAATATGGACACATATATTTCAAATGGCAATTTCATATCACAGTTCCAGTTGAGCTATCCTGAAATCATAAGAAATGTAAATATAACAAGAGATAATGATAAGTATATTGCCACAGAAGGTAGTGTTAGCGATTTTGACAATGTCAAGAGTTTCACAATCAATTATTCTGCAGTTGATGTTGCATCATCTGAAGCTGAGGCTTTTGCAATTGCTGTTGACCAATTGGACATAGCAGATCCGAGATATGTTGAATATGTCAAGCCTCTTGAATATGTTAAAATCAGAGGAAAAAAGAATGAAAACATTTTCAAGTATAATCCTGATACAATGACTTACAACAGGGTTTATAAGGAAACCAATTTCGGTGCAAACGAACTTAATCCTTATGAGAACGGTCTTATTGTTTCCACACAGACTATAGTTGAACCTTCAAATGTTGACTGGGTTAGCACAAATGACAAGGACAAAATCTATGAGCTTGTAAATACGCATATTGACCATGACAATAATATGACAAAATTTATACTTCCAGTTCTTGATATGATGAGAGGAAACGACAATTATGAACTTAATATTATTGTTGACAATACGAAAATAGACTTTAACACTGAAACAGAGATAAAAGACGGTAAGCTTGTAACCACAATACGCATAAATTCAAATTACATCAATTCAGACACATTGATGGAAGAACTTATGCACATGGTTCAGCAACAAGAGATTGCGCGTGTGTTTGTCATTGAAACAATTGACGGTGTGTCAAATGTTGTTGGCTACAAGAATCCTTCAGACAAGGGATATTTCGGAAAGAGCTATGACCTGTTCCTTGAATTCTCAACATGGTGGCAGACAAACGGACAGCGTTTCTCGCAAAGGCACAAAGCGTTGATAAATCAGTTTGCCTATGACAAGCAGATAGTCGCTGACGCCAATAATTTCTTTGAATTCATGGCTGCAGGAGCTTCACTTAATCCGGTATTTGACGAAGCGCTGAGAGAATTTGAAATTGACAGGAACAAACAAAAGAAGAGTTCAATCAAACAGATTATAATGTCTATGAAGAATGCCATAAAGGCTTTCATAAACAAGCTGTTTAAAGGGACAAAATCTAATGTTACACGCACGATTGTCGGAGAAACTATAGATTATATTGACAACAAATTCTTTGACGGCCAGATGTCAGATTTACAAAAGTCTGAAAATATTCTATTAAAGGGCTTGAAGGATATTATGTCCGATATGAACAAGCGTGCAAAGATGGATGCGATTGTAAATTCCATAGAGAGAATTAAGAATGAGAATAAGGATATTATGGATGAAAACCATAATTATACAAAAGACGGAAGGACTAATTTTGTATCTTCGAGTTCTCTATTTGATTTCTTATATAAAATTGGAGTAAAAGGTCAAAACGCAAAACAGGCTGCATCAAGTGGAAATATTGAAAGCAATACAAGTCTCAGAAGGGGCAACATGTATGATGCAATGTTGCGTGATATGTTCAAGTCAATGATGAACAAGGATTTCAATTATGATAATGAATTGTCAAAATTCAGGTCTGACATTGACAAATACAATGCTATGCTTGACAAGAATGTTGATAAGGAATATTTCATCGATGAAAATGTAATAGAGTATATGTTCAGAAGCGTATATGATATAACTCACGATATGAACGGTGATTTGAATGGCTATTTTATATCTGATGAAGTAAGAATGGTTTCTGACGCTGAAATAATGCTTAATGACATTGACACAAAGATGAGCCTTGCCGGCACTCCAGACTTGATATTTGTTTCCAATGACGGACAGATTCATATTATAGATTTCAAGAATACAATCAGAGACCAGATAGGCAATGATTATGTTGATGGACAAAGACTTACTACAAACAGATTGCAGAACACATATCCTTTCCAACTGAAGGGCTATGGCATAATGCTTAAGGAAGCTCTTGGTCTTAACGATGAGTTCAAATTGAACTATCATATTATGGAGATAAACGGCAATAATGTTCTCACCACTTTCAATATGAATGATAATGTTGAAAGAATTCCAGTAAGAATAGACGGCAACAAGATTGTGTTCTCAATCCCTTCACCGAATTATCTTGACAGAATTGAAATGACCGAATTTGATTTTGAACAAAACGGATCTGTGGTTGAAAGTACAACCCGACAAGATAAATCATTTCCTAATTTATGCTAATTTTTGATATATTTGCAACAATTAAATACAGACAAAAATGAAATGTGTAGTTAACAGAAAATCAGTTCTTGACAAGTGTTTCGAAATAGCAAATAATACTGATAATGTAGGTACTTTTAGTGAAGAGAATAATGATATTTATCAAGAACATTCCCAACAAAGCGGAATGAATTTCAAGAGGGATTCTAGAATTGAGAGTCTTATATATAATAGAGATACCGAAGAAAGCAGTTATGAAAAAGAGCTTGACATAAAAGACGCAATAAATATAGTGTCATCAAATTCAGAATATAATGCTGTAATAAGTCTTTTAAAAGAACTTTCCCAAACACAAAAATCCAAATATCTTGAAGGTTTGAAAATTATTGTTGATTCGAAACATTATGGCAAGAAAAGAGCTTATTATGATGCATCAACACAAACCATACATATAGACGGGTTTGCACAGTACAAGAACGGAGATTGTTCTTCTGTTCTTTTACATGAAATTATGCATCATCTTACTGTAGAGCGCTTGAAATATGACACTGAAACGAGAAACAATCTTCAGAACATATTAGATGAATACAATAAGAAATTCCCATCCATTACATATTTGAAAGAACATGCCTTGGAAGAATTTGTCGCTGATATATGGTCTGATGAAACCACTATCAATAATTTGAAAAACATTGAAACAAAAGACAAGTCTTTATGGAATAAGATATTGGATTTCTTTAAGAATATTATTAGCGGTATTTTCAAAAATTCTAAGGATACTTTATTCCAAGACGCATCTGTTGAATTGGCAAATCTTCTTACAGCAGATTTTGATGAAATCTCAACACTACGCGAAAATAAAGTGTCCAATCCGATATTTTATGAAAATCAGAACACTATAAATGACGATACAATTCATTCGACAAATGCAGATGCGTCAAATGCCATTGAGAACAGAATCAACAGGACATTCCCCGTACAACCCTCAATTGTCAAACGTATAGATGACAATACGATAAGGATAGGGGATACAACAAAGGTTGAAGAAGTTTATAAGGTCAATGATTCTGCAAAACAGTCTGACACAAGAATAATATCTCATTCTGTAAGAACAGCGGAAGAAAATCTTTCTCCCAATTACAGTCAGTCAAATGTTGATTATATAAATGATTTGAAAAGGTCATTTATGGGTGAGTCAATGAGGCTTTCTCTTGCACTTGACACATTCTATTCAAACATTGATCTTAACAGGCTCACACCAAAACAGATTAAAGAATTGGAGGGTGAATATAATCTTCTTTCAAAGACAAAGAGTGACATTGATGAAGTCCTTTCCACACTTGCAACAAACAAAAATGAAGATGAAAAAATAATACAGGATGCTGAGGATATTCTTGTAATGGCTGAACGAATCAAGAATTATCTTTTCCCCGGTATAGGCAGAGGAGAACCAAAGACCATATTGAACTATCGTGGAGATGCAAGTATTTCAAGTATAATGGACACTGTTTTCCAATATGCCAAGGCGTATTACAGTTCTGAATTGTATAATAGTGTAATATCGGAAAAACTGCCAGACAGTCTTTCTGAACAAATTAACAATCAGAAATCCAGATTCGCCATTCTTGAAAAAGAATATGAGGATTATAAGAATATCAAGGCTAAAAATCTTATAGTAAGCAATCCTAATACCAGAAAATATAATTCATTGAGAAATATTGTTGGAGACGAAAAAGCATTTCAAGAAATGTTCTCAACGAAAGGCAAAAGTGATATAAGCGCATTTGAAAAGATATTTTATGCTATAGACAACAACTGGTCTGACGATACCGCAATAAAACAGTTTTTAGGCAAAATTCAAGAAGGGATAGAGCTTGAACAGAACACAGAATATTTCAACGACAGGAAAAAACTTGTGGATCTTCTTAAAAGAATGAAGGAGATAGGTGTGAATCTTGAACGCAAGGAGACTTTCAGTTGGTTTTTTGAAAAGTTCAAGAATGGTCAGGAGACTGGAAGGTTTATCAATTGCTTTACTCCAGAATTTGAAGTGTATCTTGACTATTATTCAAAACAGAGGCCTAATTTTTCCGAAGGTATTTCACAAAGGAACAATGCAAGACAATATCAGAAACTACAGACATTTCATGACAGTTTTAATGTTATAAATATAATGGTTCTTCCTGAATTTTCAGAAGGCACAATGGAATTTGAACAGCTTGATGCGCTTTCCGGAGGTTATTTAAGGCTTCACAAGGATGATTTCTTCAAAACCGATATGGAATATCAAGGCAAACTTAAAAAGCTGTTAGGACTGCAATATGACCGCATAATAAACGCTTATCGTGACATATTGAACAGAACATTTATTGATTTCAACATTGCAGCAAATGAGTATATAGAGGAACAAAAACAGGACAGTGGAACTATTATAGATTTTGACAAGGCTATGACAGTTGTTCTCAACAAGAACGCGAACAGGAATTTTTACAAGATGATTTTCAATCTTAATGAGATTCAGAACGGAAAGCCTATAGATTCCTATCTTTCTTCAAATGAGAACAACCTGTATTATAACTATAATATGGTTCCTGTAATTCCAAAGGCTGACAAAACGGAATTTTACAATCAAGACTTTAGAGAGCATTTTTCCGCAGATTCAGAACATGCAGACTTGATGAAGGACTTCTATGACACTATGGTTGATATTTATGGGAATAAAATTGGTGTCACGTTCTATAATGATGTCAACAACACCCAATATGCAAAACTTGCAGAAGATTGGGTTGACACATCAATGGAACTTGTTGGAAGGGCAAAATTCGGCCAGTTAGGCAAACATTTTGCAACAACATTCAAGGGTTCGTTTTTTCAACGACAATTTATAGAATCCGACAAACAGCGTGTCATGCTTAATTATCTTGACGAACCATTGAAAATGTTCGGTAAGACAATGGATATGCTTGACACTGCAAGCGACAAAGCCCTTATAGCCCTTATAAAGAAATATGACATACAGGGTGTATATGATGAAGCAAACAACAAATTCCTTGATGATGTGCAGATAATAAAGCATATAATAGCACACAAAATAACACAAAGGGATTTTTCAGAAAACTTTTTCAAATCAACGGCAAATCTTCTTGAACTGCGAGCAAAACAAATTACTCGCGAAAGATGCTATAACATAGCGCAAACCCTGTTTGACTATTATAAAACCAACAATCCAAACAGAACAAAAGGTATAGAGCAATTCAGATCGCATATAAACAGAGCCTATGTTGGAATGCCCAAAACGGAAAACCCCAATATGAATGCTTTTCTTTCAAAAGAGAACATTCAAAAATGGATTGATATGTCAAATAGGGGAAAACCAAGTTTTATGAGAAAGGCTATAAGCAAGATTGCAAAAGTTTTACTTACAAGAGAAGAACCTTCAAAGAAAGAACTTAATGAAGTTCTTGGTCTTCTTTCATTAAACAAAGAGGGAGATCGAGATTCATTCACCTTCAAATTTGACGGTAATACTTATCTGTATGACGGAGAAAAAAACATGTGCTTTGAAAAGATAGGGAAAAGCATAGACTATAACAGGATTGATGAAGACAGGTTTTTTGAAAAATTACAGAAATACTATGAATCATTCGCTGAGGAAAGTACGGAATATGTGACTATGACCAGTATAATGGATGGATTACTGAATTTCCTTCCATTCAAGTTTATGGCTGGTATCCCTTTTAAAACCGGTATATTCAATAGGGCTGAAGGTGGCATAGCAAACTCAGAGATGGATGTTGTTGGTGAGTTTTGGGAGCCTGGAGATTTTGTCAATGCACAAAAGGCACTTCCGTGGATTGAAATCTCAAAATTCCTCACAAGTGACGGTAAAATACAATTGTTAAACAATAAAGCCGTAGCACCAAACAAATGGCTTGAAAAGCTCCTGATATTGAAATATATTGCCGATAGAGGCGGTATTATGCAGGATATGACCAATGTGTTTGACAGATCTTTGGAAGGTTCAAGAAAAACGGATATTAAGAATGTTTTCAATCTTTATAACGTGTCAATCAATGTTCCGGAATATAGGAATCAGATTATTCCTGTTGGTGCCATGTTGATGAGTCAGAAAGTAAAACTTCTTGATGGTTCTGAAATTACCGTTTGTGACAAGAAAATGAATTTCAACTTTCTTAAGGTTGATTTTGAAAAGGGTGAAATTGTATTGAAGGATGAATATAAGAACGAACCTGGCTGTCAGGAATGGATTACGTTTGCCACGACAAGACAGGAAAAAGTAGGTCTTATTAACGAAACAGTGACCACAGATGTTTTTGAGTTTGTTTATAAGGCAAAAACCGCTATTCACACTATACACGGCGATTATCGTGAGTTGTTCAAGAAACTGTATTCACAATACAGACTTGGCGCTGCAATGATGTTTCTTAAAGGATGGTGGCCCGCAAAAGCGAAAAGAGCTTTCAATTCAGGTAAAAATGTTAGAATGATATCAAATGACGGTACTGGCATCTCGAAAACCGCACCCGGAAAATATTATACTGCAGCGACTAAAGGTGGTGTTTTAACCAATCTTGCAACAATTACAACGCCGTGGTTGCATACTTCCAGAGGTGCAGTGTCCGCATTGCTTTCTTATGCCATATTGCCCGCAACTGCAGTTGTCAATCTTGGATATACGCTTTATCAGAAACACAAGAACGGATATGAAATATCTCAGATGACCAAGGTTGACAGCCAGTATCTTAAAGCGTTGCTTATGGAAACAGCATTGCTTGTTCCAAGACTGTTGCAGAACACTGTATTACTAAGATATACTGGTTTTAATCCCACCAAATTCATACATGACCATATTTTTAAAGACAAAGCGCTCCTTAAAGAACTTGGGGAAGGAGACATTTCAGTTGGCGAAAGACACGCTGGCAATATTCACGCATTGGCAAGAGAAACTGCCTTTATGTTATACACTTTTGCGATAGGATATCTTGCTTATGCTTTGTTATGGGATCCTGATGATGATGATGATGACAATAGGAGACAGTTTTTGTATTTCATAGCGAACAATCTTGGCAGAATTTCAAACACATTGTCATCTTTTGTATCATTCGCACAGAATGTTCAAGAGAATTATAGCGTTGACGAGCTTCCTATTTGGGATATCATCCAATCTGTTCAGAAAATACACAAGTATAGGACAGAAAACAATATCAAGATGAGAAACAAATATCTAATGAAGATATTGCCAATACCAAGAGTTCTTCCACAGGATTTTCTGCCCTATGCACAATATGATTTCTATAAAGAGGCAATGTACAATAAAGACATGAAAGACTATATTACAGGAGGTGAACAAGGTGCGGAATCATATTATTCGCAAATTTACAGAGCTGCTCTTAAAGAGGCTATTTTAGAGGCATACGAGGATGAAAAGCTGTCAGATGAATTCAGGGAGCAACTTGACAGAAAACTATTGTCTCCTGAAGAAATAGCTGCTGGTAAAACTTGTTATGACTTGAAACAAAAAGGTCTTACTTCGCATTATAAATCAAAAATAAAAGACGCGATCGGGAAAATAGTTCCTAACAAGAAAAAATTAAAGGCCGGCACATATCAGGAGGCTATTGAAAAACTATATAAGTATTACAAACAAAATGAAGATTGGATAGGAGATGTTCCACAAATGGAATTAAGAACTCCTGAAAGGCTTGTTTCAAAGATTTCCGGTAAATATCAGGAATTTGATGAAGAAGATTATGATGAATTTGAATCAGACTATTAAAAGAAGAAGCCTCCAATTAGGAGGCTTTCTTCATCTTATTTTTTAATAAGTTTGAACGCTTGGTTTATTTTCAGAAACGATTCAAGTTCCATACTCATTTCAAAGCCTGTGGCTATCATAAGTTTGTCATTTTCCTTGTAAATTTCCCCTTTCAGGCCTTTTTCTCCTATAAGATTCACCAATGCGTGAATAATGTCAAAAGAAGGGGCAATAATGATATTGTCCTTCTCATTTGCATTCTCCATTGTGAGAAGTTCGACTTTAGGTTGTTCTAATTTTTGTGTTGTTCCTGGATTTTCTTTTTTCTTTGCCATAGTTTAAATATTTAATGTTTCTTCTGCAAAAATAGGAGTTTTTTCTTTTTTAATATTGAGAAAAACATCCAAAATGTCATTGTATTTGTAATTAAGTTTTCTTGACTTGAAATAATGAAAGTCTTGTGGATTGTATAATTTGTATATTCCATCGAGCATTTTGTCTATCGCATCTTCATATTCGTCAGGAAATTTGATTGCAATCACTAGTCTTTTTGGAGATTTTGTCTTTTTTTCAACATCAAAAATATACATTCCCTTAAAACTTTCGTGTTGTTCTATTGATTTTAACACAAACGACAATGTTTCAAAATCAGAATGTTTTACATTTGAAAGAACATACAGACATTGTGTGTCAGGTTCAAATTCTGCGTCATTGCAAAACGCACCTTGTATTTCAAGTTTGTTTAGCTGTTTTGAAAATTCCTCCCCATACTTGTATAGCATGGGAAAGAGATATTTCAATGTTTTGTTGTTTATTTTTCTTTCATCTTTTATTTTCATCGTATTTCGTTCCAGTTAAGTAATTTCATTTCTGTATTGTTTGCGAATCCCTTATCAATATAGTTTATGTATTTACATATCAATTGGTCATAACCTTCTGTTCTCCAATATAGTTTTTGGGGTTCTCCGCCTTTGCTAAATAATACATGCTCTGTAGGTACAGAATAACCGTGTTTCCCTCTTATAAGAATATCATCATCACATTTTATCAGAATTGGCTCTGTATGATTAGGGATAGTTGATGCAACAAGAAAGAAGCACTCTATTTCAAAGTTAGATTCCCAATATGCGAGTTCTTCAAGACCTGTTATTCCATTGTCTTGCAATAGCATTCTTGCGTTTTGTTGTACAAGCTCCTTATACCATGCCATTTGAATGTCATAGCGGTATTTTCGCAGAGATTCTGGAAATTCCATAGTTGCGCCTGATGTGGTTTTCAAATCTATGATTTGGAACTTGTGGTTCTCCATGTCAACAAGAAGCATGTCAAGAAGCCCCTTTATGTCAATGCCGTAATAATTTCCATATAACGGTTTTTGGATATACTGCGCTTTGTCCTCAAAGAACATACTGTGACCTCTCATAAAAGTAGAGAGTTCCATTGTTATGACTTGTGCTCTTGTGAGCATATCCTCGCTAATTATTGTCAGGCCTTCTGAGACTTTAAGTTCTTGCAGATATGCAAGTCCGTCCTTTGTGATTTTGTTCAACAATGTGTCAGATTTGTATGTCGGATAATAGTTATGGTCATTGGCTATGGACAGCAACAGCCCTGTATGATAGAAATCAGTGGGTTCTCCGTCATTTTGCTTTATGCAATTGTAATATTCGGTCACAATATTTTTCATAGTGTCTGAGGGTTGTTTTATTGTTGACACATAGAACTCATTGTTGAACTCTTCGGGTGTGAGGAACAGGCAGTCCACGAGAGATCCGAGTTTCAGTGATTCTGTTTCCTCTTTGTCCTCTTTGAGAAATTCCCAAGGCCTGTAGCCAATGAGTTTTTTCAGTTTGCTTTGGTTAAGTGCAGGATTGTCCCTGTATTCTTTTACTTCTTTATTCATTGTTTTTTCGGTTTGATAATAATGTCCAATTCTGTGATTTTCGTATGATAAAATCTAATTTCTGTAATAGCGGACAGATTTGATTCGTTACATTCATTCAAGAAACTTTTGGCAGCTTCCATCGCTTTTTCCAGTGTTTCATAATGTCCTATAATAGCATGTTCCCCTTCTTTAAGGATAGGTTTTATGTAATAGTATTCGTTCATAGCTTATTCGATTCTTTTTCCTAATTCAATTATAAACACTTTTTCTTTTTCCGGTGCTCCCCATTTTGGATTTCCGAAGCCATATAGAATATCAACTATTTCAAACATCATTGTTTTTTTTGTGTAGCCATAATAAAACAAAACATGGGTGTAATTTTTCACATTGCATGACTGATAACCGTTTCGATAACTAAATAACACATAGTCTGTATTCAGAAATATCTTGCACCAGTATTTTTTATCTTCTCGGTATTCTTCAGGTTTTTCGCCTGAATAAATCATGTTATACCATTCTTTTTTAAGATGTAAGTGTAATATTTTCATAATTGTCTAGATTACAGTTCGTGCTTCATTTACATACTTTTCTGTGTGTATGATATTCCACCATAAATCATCTGTTTTAGCATCATCAGCGTCAAGACTGTCACCAAGTTTCTTTAATTCCTGTTCTGTTTCTTCTAATTCTGCAAGAATATCATTATATCTGTTTTTTACTTGTTCTTTTGTCATTTTACACTTCCTCCGTTGGATTAAAAATAAGTTTGACATCTATGTTATGTCGCCATAGCATAAGTTTTTTCTTGATAGGAAAGTCCTTTGGCATGAACTTTCTGTAAGACTCGAAATCCTTTGCTGACTTCACATCCTCAACAACAAGTTCGCCGTTTTTCACATACGAGAAATCTGCGGTGTAAGTTGCTGCAAGCTGTTTTGTTCTTGTAGCCTTTTTTTCGCCGTTTTTAGTCTGTTTCACGATAGTTTCACGTATGGCTGGTATAATTTCCCATTTAGGCTGTAACGTAAGCTCAGAAATAAGATTCTGACTTTGGCAGTCAAGAAGGAAGAGGTATCTCGCTGCTTCCTTCTTGCTGTCAAAAATAATACCGTTACACTCGAATTTCGTGTTCTTGTATTTATTCCTCGTCTGTTTCATAATTTATTATTTGTATGAGTTGTTCCAATTCCTCGTGTGTTGAATTGTCAATAACTTCCTTTATGGAAGTGCAAGTCTTGCCCAAATACGGCATATTGTATTCATCGACATAAAGTCCTACCCAAAATTTAGTCTTCATAAGCTCCGTTAAATTCTATTTTATAATCAGATTCATTATCAGAATATTCTTCATCAACAAGACTTGTGCCAACAAAATATCTCTCATTTCCAAAATCCTGTGATTCCAATATTTTATTGATTGTTTTTTCAGCATCCTGTTTTGATTCTGCTTCAATGATATAATCCCATTGTCTTGTTGTCTTTATTGGCTCGAATATTGAGAAATTGTAACTTTTCATCTTCTTGATTGTTTAAATTCTTTTTTAAGCTGTTCATATTCTTCTTCATAGCAATACTTGTGTGCAAAAGACTTCACATGGCATCTTGTAGTGTTGGACTGCAAGTTGTAGATATGCAGTGTGTCTGTTATTTCTGCGACAAGTGTCCCATAGGAGAATAGTTTTACAGATTCATCATCTTCCACTATTTTCGCTTTGCCATAAAATGATTTTCTGCCATTATAAGGCTGTAGTTCTTCTATTTTCATAATGTGTCATTTTAAATTGTTGTCCATACGAAAGTGAATAATTGTGTGAGGCATACAACCTCCATAAAGAAAATCCAAGACTTGTTGTCAACATCCGTGGAATAGTCCTTGTTGTAAGTTCCCTCAACATTGATTCCTATGATGATGAAAGTTACATAGGACAGAACAACACTCGGAATGGCAATCTTGTTTACAATGCAGATATATGCCGTACACAAGCCTATTGTAACTAATGAAGCAACATAGTGGATTGGTTTTGCCCAGCCGTTCTTAAGAAAGTTTGAAGGCTTGAATTTCTCAATAAGGTCTTTCCAGAATTCTTTCCAAGACTTTTTCACTGATTTTAGATTCCCTCTTGTTATGCTCTCGTCTTTTACGACAGGGGCTTTATAGCAGCAGGAAACTCCAATCATAAGTACAGACACCATAACAACAATAGGCATCCATATAAGGTTCTTCGGTGCTATTGTGTACCAATAGATACCCATAGGTGCTGCGGTAAGGGTACACCATGCAGAGAATAGCCAGTTCCACTTCTTTGGAAGCAGATAATAGGTTTCACTTAATGATACAGGCACATCGTACTTGAATGTCACGAAAAAGATGTATGCAAAGCAACATACGATTGAAATAATTGGTAATGCGATCATAATTATTGTTCGTTAAAAATATTTGTCATGATATTGTTTTTAATACACTCGTTTTTGATTTTTTCACATAATATCACCATATCAGGATGAGGTTTACCTGTCTTTCCAAATAATCTTAAATCAAAGAAATGTTTCCAATCTGATTCAAATCCAGTCATAATAAGTTCTGATTTGGTACATAAAGGTAATACTTCCCTTGCTTGCTGTGCAGTATAACCTTGTTTAATAAGGTCTGTGTAGTAAAATTCTGCCCTACTGCATATTTCTAAAAAAGTGTCATCGCCATAATTGTTTGGTTCTCTATTTCTATCTACCCATGCAGGTAATATAAAAGTTAACTCATTATCAAACTTATTTTTACTGTAATTACAGTATCTCGTTGACTCATTGGCAAATGAAAATACCCTATGTCTTAATAATTCTCTTACTATACCTATGGAGGTAACTAATTTAAAGGCATACCTTCTTTCATGATAAAACGTTTTTAATAAATATTCATCCATGTCTTCTAAGCAATGATGTTCAAAAAGTATTCTATAATTAGAAGTAACATAAACATTATGTCCATCATCCCCTGTCATCATTTTGGTTTGACGAACAATATGATTATATGGTTGTGATTCATATTTATAGCGAAATGCTAAAAATATATTTTTATCATTAGGAAACCATTTGTCTTTAAAGGTTAAATAAACAGTACCATGTTCAAGCATAGCAAGATGTCCAGATGAAATCATCTTGTCAACAAATTCCTTGGCAGAATTGTCTGTTATTTTATCTTCAGATTTGTAACAGATTCTTCCGGCTCTTTCTATTTGTTTATATATACCTTGTAAGCCATCTTCTTGCGATATAAATTCCGCACTACTCTCTATTAGTTTCATTTTCTATTGCGTTTTGAATTGCTGTTTCCAAGCGCTGGATTTCTCTTTGGAGATACCATTCCGCTTTTCTCAAATCAGTGAGTTCGTCGTCCTTAAATCCTGCTCTGCACAGATATTTTACTACATTCCCCTTATTGAAGTTCAGTTCCTGATCCTCAATGAAGTCTATTACTTCTATTTTCCCTGTGTTGTAATAATTGGGATGGTCAACTGTTGTTTCTTTATTCTTCGTCATAAGTTATAAGTTTAACGTTTTCAACTTTTTGTATAATAAACCTGTCTTGCGGTTCATAGTTCTTTATTTCCACATAGTATCCGTGAATCGTGTCTATATACCTTTCCGCCTCTTCAAGCGTGAAGCTTCTGCCCTCGTCAACCCATTTGTAATAAGGTCCCTTTTTGCTTCTTCTTTTTCTCCTATACAGCCTTGAGACAGTATAAAACGGAGTTGTACATATTTCTTCAGTCTTTTTCATGGTTATCTTCTTTTGAATCCAACTTCCTGTTTGTTATCATCGTGAGCCTCGCAAGCATAGATATCCCTTGGATAAGTTGACACCACATCTTCCGAAACTATCTTGATTCCGAAAAAATACACTGTTCTTGTCCAATGGATTCTATTCTTGCGGTATTCGTATCTGTACAATCTTTTAATCATTCAATTTTGTTTTTAGAAATTTGTTGAGTAAATCGTAATTCGTTGTTTTTACCAAATCTGATGAATCCTTTATCCCTTTTTCAAACAGAACCTCGGGCAGATGTATTGCCTTTGTATTTCCGTTGAATTTGGATATTCTCTTTGCTATGTCCTCTCCAGCTCTTATTCCCGTAGCATCATTGTCAAACAGCACTTTGATCTTGTTAAATCTTATTACAAGACTTTCAAGAATATCATTTGACGGACACATTCCCTCGTTTTGGAACCACACGCAGTTATAGCCCAAATTCCGTATAACCCTGCAATCCTTGTATGACTTTGTAATAATCAGAAAATAACCTGTTTCTGGAATATTTCCAATATTGCCTATGTCATTCGCATTGCAGTTGGTGAACCATTTGTCCTGTTTGTTGTACGGCTGATATATCTTCTTGTGTCCGCTTTCAAATTCCGTATAGGCGAAACCTATCTTTTCAATCTGGAAGGAATAGTTCTTCTTGCCATTATCTATCATAACTGCCTTCAACGGTATAACCCCGTCTGATTTTAGCTGTTTTAAGGTTATTCCATATTGAAGCCAGTATAATTCCTCATCCCTACCCCAATCTTTCGGCAGAATGCTTATTTTCGTGTTTTTAAGGCGCTTCTTGGAATTGCTTCCCTTGCAGTTAATGACACTTGAACAGCACGAATAGCCTTTCTCAACATTGTTGTAGATATGGTCATATACCATCTTGTGAGGTATGGCATACACTCTCTCGTATAACTGAAAGCAGGTGTAGTGCGAAGGATAGCTTGCAAAATCAACGAAAAACAGCATATCGTTCCACCAAGAGAAATAGCATCCGGGTTTTCTGTCTGTCCTCAACGGAGAACAGTATTTCCTGTCAAGGCTTATCTCATCCTTCAGGATATAGCCGAAAATCTCCTCCTGTGTGAATTTCTCAAGCACCTGCTTTTCAGTAACTATGGAATAATAGTCAAACATAATGTCTTGTTTAAAAAGGGAGCCACAATCCTGTGACTCCCCAAACAATTATGAAAAGAAGAATTACAACAAATCACTCAAGTCCATACCCGAGTTCTCGTTGCTTGAGGAATTGTCAGTTACCCACGAAATGTCTGTGGAATTAGTAGTTGTAGTTGTCTCTTCTGGAACTTCAACCTTACTGGCGTTCTTTTCCCACCAAGGAGCAAAGTTGCCTCTACAGAACGGATGGATTTTGTCAGTCTTAACATCATTCTCATATAGAAAATATTTGAGGTGATGTTTCTCAACTCTTTCCTCACGATAGTCACCTTCTTGATGCTTTACAACATAATGTCCCATATTGGCATTGGGGATTTCAAGGAATGACTTCCCTTCATATAATCTTGAAGAATATTGCAAGAACAAATCCAATTCAATGTTCTTGAAATCAGCCTTGTTGATAATCGAAATTATGATATTTGCATAATCTTTGAAAGAGCGAGGTCTGTTTTTGTTAATTGCATCTTGAATTTTAACTGCATCGTAGTAACATTCCGCAAGGTCAAGCATTGTTCTACATGCTTTTTTTACATCTTTTGCATAAAGTTCTTCAAATTTTGGATCTGTTGCTGGAACTTCAATGCCTCTATTATATTGTTTTTCTTTATTCGGTTCAAACACATAAAGTTTCTTGAAAGATTTTTCATCTTCATCTTCCTTGTGTCCGAATGCGAACATAACCTTCATGGAAGATTTGTCAGTCTTTTCGTGAAGCTCGGCTTTCTTGAGATAAACACCCGTGTTAAGACCGAATTGCCAATTACCACCATCATTAGGTGTGATTTCCTCTTGGGCTGTGTAGCCCCATAAATTTGTTTGTTCCATAATTTTTTAGTTTTTAGTTGTAATATTCTTCTATTTTCTTTACAATAGCTCCCAAATCATTGGGCATATACAGGTCAGGCAGCATTCCTACAGGACTCTTTGCGGGATATTCTCCGTCATTGTTGGTCACAAGAACATGCTCAACCTTCTTGGTGTTCTCATCAACGTATATCTTGCCGAAAAGCACAATTTCAAATTTGCCTTCCGGTGTGATATAGGCATCCACCATATTGCCAGTTGTCTTGTACTTGTATGAAATGGAATCACCGTTCTTATCCTTGTATTCCTCATAGTGAGCCATACAGATGATGTTCTTGTTTTCAGGAACCTTGTCAATGGCATCAAAAATCAAGCCCATGTTATAGCCAATTGCCTTTGGTGTGTCCCAGCCTCCCTTAAGAGCGTTTCTCATATAATAGTTCTGTGAAATATAGTTCATCATTTTGTTATCATAGTAATGTTTATTTACTATTTCTGTAATTTATTTATTATGTTTACAGTTCAGACTATCTCTTCAATTACCACTAAATATTGGTATATATAGGTAATTGTTCCGCACTCTTGGTAGTTCATTCTCCTCAACACCACTTGGTAGGAGAGTATCTACTAGTCGTTGATCCTTCAATGTATTTCTACAAAGCTTGGATTAGGGTTGCCATCATAAATGGTTTTCCCAGATTCACGGAATTTAAAGACGACTAGAACTAATCTTATATATCATATCTGATGTAAGATATGGTAATATCAAATTTTCAAAAGCAGATACAGACTTATATCTTAAATATAAAGTTTTGTCCTTTTTCACTAAAAATTCCAAATTGAATTTTTGTCTTAAGAACTCAACAAATTCATAAAGATTATCTGTCTCAAAACATTGTAAATTAAGATTATATGAATTTTGATTTTTACATCCATCATCCATATATAAATATGACAAAGATCTTGCTGTAAAATGTTCTTTTAAAAAATCAACAGGAATTATTTTTATTCCTTTAGGATAAAATATGTTCCTATATTTAATCAAACACTTACAATTATGACTTCTTGCATATAAAACAGGTTGTATGTTACATTGTTTCCCTTTTATTATAGCGGTTTTATAATATTGTCTTTCTATTATAGAAGCCATTAAAGGTCTAAGAATATTAAATTTATGTTTAGCATAAATTTCTTGTTTTTTACAATGACTAAAAGTTAAACACGGATAATTACATCCATCATGCGTATACCCTATATAAGAATCTCCCAACAAAGTTCCAATTAGAACTTCTTCTTGATATTTGTTTAAACTTATAGTTTCTAACACGGGAGATAATTTTAATATGATATTTCTTGCATAAGTTATTGTACTCAACGGTTTTTTAAGATGCTTGGCTATTTTAACATCATTATAACCCAAAGAATACAAGATTTGTAATCGTCCTAAATTTAGTTTGCTTTTTCTTACTTTTCTTTTCATATTAAACTAATTTTAGTATGCAAAGATAGTAAAAATATTTGATATTTATAAACTTTTATTAGTTTTTGTTAATCGTCAAGCACGATATTCTTATAGGGTGCATTGCACAATGCTGTAATCATTGTTGCGATAGTTTTTGCATCATCAGTGATAAGCCTGTTACCTACACCAGGTTTCTCAAACTTGGTGTATAACTTGCTGCTTCCCTTGAAAGGCAGAGGCTTGTTTACTGCACTAATTACAAAAGTTTCTTTGGGGTCAAGTCCTTCTATATTCAGTTCTTCCGACTTTCCAATAGAAGTTGATTTGCCGAACCCCGATTTTGCTAAAATTAGAATCTTGCTCATTTTATTATCTTTTTAATGTTTTTGCGTATTCGTAAACTTTGTTCAATTTGTCCTTTTCGTCAAGACGCGGCATTTCATTGAAATAGTCGCTTTCACCTTGGAAGAACAGTGGTAGTTTCACATTGGCCCTGTCATCCCTCTGCTTGAGAAGTGACAGGCTTCTGTAGTGGTCTTTTAAAATCGTAATATCATAACCGTTATGCTCGGTTATATCGTATCTGTTAGGTGCAAATATGCCAAAAGCAACAGTAGCTTCCCTTTGTGTTGTTGTACAATCTGCAAGAGCATCAAGCGAAGGTTCGAGTTTCTCCTCTATTGAAGAACCGGATGAAGTGTACTTCTGTTCTTCTTTCTTTGAGTTCTGCTGCTGTACAATCACAGGAATACATCCGAAAAGGTTCTTTAATGCGAGAAGATACTCTGTTGACAGTTTGTATATGCTCTGTGTGAGATTCAATGCACCTTCTGTCTTTATTAAAGAAATATGGTCAACCATAATAATGACATAGTGTCTCGGATGATTGAATCTGAAACCAGCAATATCCTTGAACCAGTCACCTTTGCTGTTGAGCATATCGTCCATCATCTCATCAGTGAAAGACTCCCCTTTATGATTGTAGAATCTTCCGTGCTTATAGCAGAAATCTCTTGCGGCCTTGTATATGCCAAAAGGATTGCTTTCTCTTCCTCCAAACACATGAATATGCTCTTTCCATTCGTTGAACTCATTTTCAAGCGAAGGAAGAAGTTCATATACATTGTCCTGAATCTGCTCACCTATTGACCTTAACTGCCTGTAGCTTGACACTATGTTGTACTTGTTCTTTATCATTCTTGAGAGTTCGGTGGAATAGATTTTATCTTCACCTTCCTCCAAAGGCCAATAGAGAATGTCCAGCTTTATGTCAAGTTCGGGATGTGATTTCACATACACATAGGGATCGTTGATAAACAGCGTTCTTGCAAGTTTTGATTTTGCAGAACCGCTATTACCTGTTATAAGATAGTATTCGCCCTTGATAATTCCGGGAAGAATTGGTTTCAGCCTTGACAAGTGCTGGAACGGAATACAGTTCTTATACCCCTGTATGCTGTTCTGCCTGTTTTCGGTAATCTGCTTGTAGAGTTCATTAAATGTCATAATATATCCATTAGTGAGTTAGAGTTGCTTGCTGCATTAGGTTTGTTCTTCAGCATTTCAAGATAGGTTATAATCTCATAGCCGTTATCCCTGTCCCAAAGGAACTTGTGCGACTTTTTGCAATATTGTTCCTTGCCCTGCCTTTTAAGGCTTGCAAGATAAATGTCAGTTGCTTTAAGCACATCGTCAGTTGACACATCCTTATACTCCTGCTGTAATTTTGAATAGTTCTTTATTACAGACTGCTTGTCACCCCTTCTTTCAGGATTGACTTTGGCGAACTTGTCCATATATTCCTTAACCCATGCGTCACTTGTAGAAGTTCCGAACAAAGGCACTGTAAGGAAATATTTTTTCTCTTGGAAATCATATCGTATGAAATTCAGTTGTGACAAAGTTTTAATCATGGAATCATTGAATATCTGATTGTTATATTCAATATTGTAGTAGAGAATAAGGAGTACGGTAAGTGCTTCGTTCCTGTTGATTCCATAATCATCAAGAACGTCAGTCAGTTCTTTATTGAATTCCATAACTTTATCTGCTAATGATGTGACAATAGTTGTTTATTACCACTCCAACTTTGGAAGTGACTTTCAGTTTGTTTCTCACTGCGGAAATAAGTCCGTTAGTGGTGTATTCCTTTCTCTTTGACTTGAAATTGTCATACAGGATGTCTCTTTTGGGATAGTTGACAATCAGATACCTGTCCTCAATCTTCTCGCTGTATTCGTCAATATATGCGAAAATGTCATTTGCGGTTCTGTTGGGTACGACAATTGTCTTTTCCCAATGCCAGAACAGAAATCCTCTCTGTACGGTTTTTTCAACCATTCTTGGAATAGGTTTCTTATTAAGCAGGTCAAACAGTTTCTCGCCTTTGAAAGGCTCGTTTCTGTACTCGTAGGGTGAAGTGCCTGACAAATCAATTACGCAGGCTTGCATTGGCTCTTTTTGAGCGGCCATCATCTCTTTGAAACTTTCTAATTTCATGCTTTTAGGTTTTAAAATGGTAAATACTCGGAGAACTCCTTCTCAACCAGTTTGGCTATACGGTCAATCATGTCAACCCTCAACAGACCTTTCGCTCTTTGGGGTTCCTTCTCTTGCAGTTGCTTCAAAACTTCCTTTCCTTTGTCGGTAGTTGTGAGCTTAACATATTGTTCTTCAGTTACATTGATTGAGTTTAGGAGTGCTTCTTTTGCGTCTGCTAATTTACGAATTATTTTGTTATGATAATCCTCTAAATACAAATTATTGTGGTCCATAATTGTTTTTTTGGGAAAAGTCCGCCCAACAAGTATCAGACGGACTTTATATTGTCCCATAATTATCCTATTATTTGATGTACATAATTGTTTAATGCGATGTGCTGTTCAAGCATATTGGGAATTTGCATCTTGTCAGGCTTGTATAAGTTGGTCACAACATTATACAAGTCCCACATTGAAATCTCGTCCTTTTCTGTCTGCTTGATAAGCATGTCTTCCGCAAAGTCTGAAATCTGTGAAATGTTCAACGGATACATATCATTGATATGGATTTCCTTGTTTCTGCTGTACTTTGCCACAGCAAGAGTCATAAAGCTACCTATAGTTGCCAAAACTTGCTGAGGTGTCAGAATATAGTCCTTCATGCGTTCGATATATCTTTGGTCTTCAACAATGGTTTGTGTAAGACCTTGCATATACTCGTCAAACTTCCTTACAATATCAAACACATTAGTTCCTCTCTCTGTCGAAAGTACACGTTCTGGTCTTAAGATACACTGGTTATGGCAGATTTTCACCATAGGACCGTATGCAATCTGAATTGCGTCTTGGTGAAATGCCACAACAACATTGGTCGTAAGTTCGTCATTGTCAAAGTCACCAACATTGATGTCTGCATAAACTCGTCTAAGAACATGTGCTTCCACGGATTTCTCTCCGTACTTGTTCTCAATTTCAGGGTTGATTACAACACCGGGATTGCGTTTGTCCCGATTCTGTGCTGCGAAGATTTCGTTAATCTGGTGCTGGTAGTTGTACTTTTCGAGAATCTCATTCACTGCATCAATCACTTCATAATGGTACATGCCACGAAGAGGTTTGCCAAGAACATCATTTTCCTTGTATGTTCTTTTCAAGGTGTCAATGTCCATTGTGATTGTTGAATTGTTCTCAAAATCAAATGCTTTTACTTGTTCCATAATTGCTTAAATTTAAATGTTTATAAATCCTGTTTCTTAGGTTTGAAAATGATGTCAAGATAAGTTCCCGATATGTTGGTTTCAATTTGAGGCTCTGCTATTATATCTTGCAATTCGTTTTGCTGCGAATCAAGATTTATGATGAAACTAACTTCTGCATTATCGGGATAGAAATCCAAATTCAGAAAATATTTCAATTCTTTTACTGTCATTTTTTAATTTACATTAGGTCGTCATAAAATATTTCAAATCCTGTTTTTACTCTGTCATTATATCCTTCAGAATTCAGTTTGTCGTAAGTATCTTTTATGAAATTCTCCCATTGCTTGTCCTTCCATTTAGCCATCTTCATAATATGTTTAAACTCATCACAGCTATCAGAAAGTGTTTTATTGCAACATTCTCGTGCTGTGCAAATATTACAATGACAAATTTGTTTTGCTCTTTCTTTGTTTGTCATAACTTTTTTTTCTTTCATATCCCTAATTTTTTAATAAAATCCTTCAACTTTCTCACAAGCAGCTGGCAATGTTCTTGATCTGCCATCTCTATTGCTTCACAGAGATAGCCTTTTAATTCTCTATCCTTAAATTCTGCTATCTCCATAATATCTTTGAATGTGGCACAATCCTTATGACAGTTTATATCCCTATGTACATAGTTACAAGTGTATGTACAAATCTTTTTTGCTACTTCTTCGTTATTTGTCATAGTTAAATAATATCTAAATAAATATATTCGGGATTAGAGAAATTCTGCGGTACATGTTCTGGAATATAAAGCATTTCCTCAAGAATCCTTATGATATCCTTGGTTGTGCAATCCTTGAATATCTTTTCATCAGGCTTGAATCTGTCAGAAAGCTCGTTTATAATCTTGTAAACTGTATCGCGAGAAATTTCAATCTCCTTGTAGTATTCTCCATATTCGTCCTTGAAATGTTCATAATCAAGCTCGTCAGGACACATTTCATAGAGCATATCCAAAAAAGCATAAACATCCATATTGAAGAACAGATGATGAATGCTATACTCTATAATGGATTTACTCCTCTGTTTCAGTACTATACCCATTTTTGTATTGTCTTAAATGTTCAACAAATAATTCTCTCAAATTGTCACAGAGCTTGTCAAAGTCCTGTAACATATTAACTTCGTCTTTTAGCATATCTCTTGACCAATCTTCATAGTAATAAGGATCGTCAGAGTTGTAGGTTTTTCCCGGATATACATTGCCGTCTGGTTCAACAAAACAAAGCACAAGATAACCGTCATTTTTTCCGTTTTGCATTACATCGACATTGTATTTGTCTTGAAATTCGTCTATATACTTTTCACTTGCATCATACCAGAAATCAGGCATTGCAAACTCTTCTTCATAGAATTTCCAAATAATGTCTTTCACATCTTCAGGTATGTCGAGGTTGTGTATTTTCACATTATTGGCATAGGAAGTTGTTCCATTCCATGAATTCATGGTGTAATAGCGGAAATGCGATGTCAGAAATTCAATCATTTCCGATTTGCTGTTGTGATTAACTTTCTTGTAATACATTTTTCTTATAAATTACTCCTTCTTGCAAAAGCATTATTTGTTGAATTTCATTTATATTATAATAGATACCATATACTCTAACTGCTTCGCAAATATCTTTTGCGATGATTATTTTTCCATCAATATTATAAATATTTATAGTTATTATATCTTCGCTTTTCATAAGATTAATAGTTTAGGGTTTCATCTTCATCATAATCGTCTGTTTCATCATCCTCGTCATTCCAAATTGAGTCACAAACCATCCAGTTGCCGTTAAAATCATCCACACCGCAGGCAGAGAGACCTTCCCTCTGCCATTGGTTAAAGGATTTGTCATTATCATAGTAATCCATTATTTTTCTTCTTTATAAGCGTTTTCAAATCTTTCCAGTAATTTTTCTTTTGTGGTGATAAGATAAACTTCGCCGTTACAATTGAAGAACAGCATAATTTCTTCGTTCTTCTTAACGTTTCTTATAATTTCATCAATTTCATCTCTTACAGAACTATGACAACTTTGTGTCATATAGGATAAGTACATTTGCATATTGAGTAAGACCATATTTGTCGTTGAACATTATTTTTTTCATTGTTACTTCTCCTGATTACTACTTTAATTGTTTAAAAAGAAAGATTTAACTCTCAATATACTATTGACATATAACCAATTAAAACGCAACTTCCACCTGTATTTGATTCTCTTTAATACTCGTTTAATATCATCCAGCAAATCTTCTCTGTAACATTGTCGAGACCACTTATCAAATCTGACACTTCTTACGGCATATTTGAAAGCCTCTTGGTATGTTCCAAAACTTGTATTTTCATACATCAATTCTCCTGTTGTGGTTGTGTTAGGCCAACCAATCTCCTTGCATAACTCCTCTCTTATTTTTCCATCATCATAGATATAGACTGGTTTTGTGTACTCTGAAAAATCATCTTCTTGTTTGACAATGCGTTTGAGTTTTTCCGGATCATTGTCAAACTCCTTCATATACCTTTTGATATTGTCATTTGATCTGCCGTCATCACGCCTAACTAAGTAACCATCCATATCAATGACAATAATGTCGTGAATGTATGGCGAACCAATACAGATAACCTTTCCACCATACTTTTTCTCATTGTAAACAGCAACAATGTGTTCAATTTTGTATTCTTTTTGTAATGCTAAAAAGCCCATAATTTATTTCTCCGTACTTTTAATTAAAATTATACATTCCTTCGGGTGCTTCTAGAGCAAGACCTTTTTCAATCAGACCTCTGTAATCAAAATGGTGCTGATTAAGCCAATCTATAAACTCTTGTACTTCGTCAATATCAACAGAATAACCAATCTCAATACTAAATCTGTTTTTATCAAAAATATCAGCGAAATCCCAACAAAATCTTTCTTCTAAATCTTTATATTCCTCCTCTGTCATACTTGACATTGGACGGAGATAGGGTAATATTTCAATCCTATCAAATCTAAAGGCATCTATATGGTCAATCCATAGATTGGTGTCAAGTTCCCCGTCCTGAAACCCCTCATATCCTTGATTGAAGACTTGTATTCTCGGATAATACGGTTCTCTTGCACAAAGGTCTATCAGTAATAGTCTCTTTTCTTCTTGTGTCATATCTAAATCAAATTAAATTTGTTAAACAATATTTAATATCCGCTTCACAGGCTTGTTCATATGTCTTTGATGTTTCATTGGTGTATTTTTCATATCCAAAAAGGTTAAATGATTTATAGACTTGGCAGCACCAATGTGTCGCTCTTTCTTCTTTATTAGCTCTCCATGGATAAGCGATAATGTGTAAATCATATATTTCCCTCAACCACTTCATAGCCATTTGAAGAGTAGGTCTGCTGTAACGGTTTTCTACTTCATTATGGTTAAATTTTAACTGAGTATATGCAACAGAACCAGTTTTTGTATAATACATATCACATCCCAAATCAAACCCCTTCTTTTTCAGTAGTTTTGATATTTTAAAACTTACATAGTCTTCTGTAATCATATTTTAATCTCTTTTTATTATGTTTTTAATAATTTCTTGCATCATCATTTAAGCAGGACTCATGGAAAATAGTAACTGTTCCATCAGTATTTTGCAACATTTGTATGAATACATTGGATAATACCCAACCATTTTCAATCCATTGGTTGAGAATATTTTCAACGTCACTGGGACGGCATTTAGTTTGTATGATTTTTATCTTGTCTTTCATAGTATGATGTTTTATTATCTTGACTTTTTGTAGATTGTTTTCTTAATCATTATACATTCCTTCAGGAGCTGGGAGTGCAAGTCCCATTGGGATTAAACCCCGGAAGTCAAAGCGATTAGCATTAAGCCAATCAAACATTTTACTTTCATTGTCTAATGTCAACATATCCGTAATTACTATAGGGCATATTTTAACGCAATGAAATTGAACAAATTCTTTTTGTTCTTCCTCCGTCATACTCTCCATTGGGCGGAGGTATGGTTTGCAATCATTAATGTACGGATGATAATTGGCTGTATATATAACAGGTCCATCATCCAATTTGTTTCTTCCGTCTTCGACAAAAACTCCATAAGGCAACCTCGCACAGAGGTCTTGTAATAAAAGTTCTTTTTCTTCTTTATTCATAATCTTATCTTTTAATTGTATCATACAAGCCATCTTTATTTCTCTTTTCTAACATTACGCCTATTGAACCATAATATTTATATGACCATTTATCTAATAGGTAATATAGAATATATGCTAATATTTTACTATTTGTTGCAATCTGACCATCTAAAGGTATTGCAGCAGATGATATATATTCAAACTTTCTTGAAACAATTATATATTTTCTTTCTTGTAATTTTGGCATTTCAAGACCTAAATATAAATTCTTGTATTTTTTTTCTTGTGTCATAATTATTTGGTTTTATCTAATTTTTATAGTATCTCCAACTTGATATAGTGTGTCTGTATAGATATAACAGCTTGCCTTAAAACGAGTGTTAAATTCTTGACCTACAGTAACACGATATTTTTTATTTTTGCCATAAACAAATTCAGAGCTTTTTACTTCTACACTTGTAACTATACCAAAATCATTGACGTGTTGTCTAAAACAACAGCAACACATTATTATCAATGTTATTGCGATACAAACTGTAACAAAAAATTCTTTTACCTTTTCTTTATCTTTCATAGTTTTAATTTATTCTTCTTTTAATATTTCGCTATAGGCTTCATTGCCCAAGTCGCGTCCCATGCGGGCGCGTGGATTGAAACGTTACCTTCACTGTCAAACAGACCTGTGAACTGGCAGACGGTTTCAGGGTCAACACAATACACGTTGTAGCTGTGAGGCACCTCTTCTGGAAAGATAAGGCACTCGTCTGTAACGCATAACAAGTTCCCAATTAACCATTCGCTAGTATGTTCTCTTTTACCTTTGAATTTTATTGCCCGTTTCATTTTTTACAATTATTTCTGCATTATTTGAACGTATTGATTCAATTTCTTTTTTTGAGTCTCTATATTTCTGAACAGCCTCAATATAACTGCTTTCCACATTTTGTGTGTGTTTAGTTAAGCGATTGTTAATTAATTGTTGTGTTTCATCACATTGTAAATCAAACACTAGAATTAAAGAACGATCTTCCCATATTTCTTTCTCTTTATCATAGGTAAAATTGAAATATTGTATTGCATCATTAGCAAGAATTTTATTGCTGCATGCTTCTGTAATTCTTAATTCAATAATTCTACCATTTAAAGTTATCGCCCAAGCTGGACAAAATAAATTCTTTGGGTGTCTTTCCATAGTCTTATTCCTCCATTGCCTTTTTAAATGCTTCAATATCTTTGTTTTTAAATGCAAAACAATAAAACGCACCATTAACTTTTACGTTATCATTAAGCCATTTACATGCTTTTTCAATCATCTGCTTATCCTTCCATTTAGCCATCTCAAGTGCGCCGTATTCAACACTATGGTAATCATGTGGAAAATCACTTAAAATCTGTGACTCTTCTGCAATTTGTTTTGCTTTTTCTTTATTTGATATAATTTTATTCATATTTCAAAGTTATATTATTTCTTTCTGCGTAACTAACACATTCATCTTTACTTCCTTCAAAAATCCGAGTATTTGTTAACGCCTTAAAACCGTTATTAAAAGTTAAATAGTACCCGTAAGGAGTGTCCGCTATACAATATTTGCGTTCTGGATGTTGCGGTAAATTTAAATAACAAGGTCTTTGGTCAATATTCATAACTATTCCTCCATTGCTTTATGAAATTCTTTAATATCGAATTCCGTATAAAAATCATAATATTTAAAATAATCAGATAACCAAGCATATACTTTTTCAATAGCAAACTCAACACCTTTTTCAAATGCGAGTCGTTCTGCATATTGTGCCATTTCAGTTTGAAAAAATGGACCTTTGTCCCACAATTCATGCTGACATTTAAATATTGCTTCTTCTTTTGTCATAATTATTCCTCCTTATTTATTTCCAAAAATGTATCAATCTGATGACCGAAATCACATTGCAAGCCATCGGCGAAAAAACCTCTTTTGTTCAACCACAATGTGTATTTCAGGAGGATGTCTCTGATTTGGTAGTCCTTCCATTCAGCCATCTCTTTTAGGTGTATAAATTCTACACAACCTTCAGCAACGGATAAACTGCCACCACATTCATGGCAATCTTACCTGTTGCATCCTCCACCAATGATTTCTTGTGCTTTTTCTTCGTTTGTCATTTTTCAATTTTTATTAATGTTTCACAAACAATAACATTAGTTAAATGTTGACACGCAACTTTCTCAAGAGCAATCTTATAGTGTTCAAAGTCTTTTACTTCTTCTCTAAGATATTCTAATTTTTTTTCCGCATCTTCTTTATCATTATATATGCCTTCAGATTGCAAGCTATAACTAAGTTTTGGCTCATAAACAACTACTCTGTAATTCATAACTTTATAAAATTATATTCCAAATTAAACCATGGATAACCAGATACCTCACTGCGTTCATTAAGAAATTCTTGAACACCTTCTATATCATTGTCAGAAAACACCTTTCTGTCAACTTTATAAAGAGGTCTGCCACCTCTTGAACTGTCAACGTTATAACTACGTTCTATTATTATCATTTCTCTACAAATTTAAGTTTGTCAATGATTTTCATTTCTTTGATAACCTGTTCGATTGTAATATCACCACTATTATGATAGCGATACACTTTCGCACAATCGGCAATACTGTCTAACCAATAAGTAAGCTGACTGCGGTATTTACGATTGTACAAATCCATTTTTTCTATTCTTTTCATAACTATTCTTCTTTAATAAATTTACTGAACAGATTATAAAAGTTAGCATATGAATTGCACACTTTTATCTGTTCCAATCTTGTCAGTTCATTAAAATCTGCTTTTTTCTTGCCTATTTTGAATTCACAACCCGCAAGATCATCTCCAATTGATATGATAACTTTTATATCTCTTACTTTTTCATTTTTCATAGTTTTATAACCTTACCATTACTTAAAAATATTTTCGCATAGAAATCACCTTTTTCGTTGATTCCCATCATATATCTTTTGTAATTCTTAACTTCGGCAAGTTTCTCAAATAATTGTCTTGATTTTTCTTGCCGTGCTTTCTCTCTTTGTATTTTAGTCATCTCTGTTCTCGATTATAGTATTCATAAAATTTATGCAGACTTCCAAAGCCTGTAAAAGCCTTGTGTCTGCATTTGCCTTAATAGCATCCCGTAATTTCTGCAATTCAAGAATTGCTTCTTTTATCCCCATAGTGTTGTTTGACTAAATAAATTAAATCCTTTAGTTCAGCCTCCATAAGATGATGTCTTATGCAAGTTGTTTTCCATGCCCGTTCAATGAGTTTGACGAGTTCTTTCCTTGACATGTTTTCTATTTTGGAATCTTTCATAAACAAAAAAGGAACGCCGGTGATAAACAAACAAACAATTAAATAACAAAAATATACACCCCTTATAAACGAAAAATATGAAATGAAGTAAATAAACACTAACCTATACCCGGCGTTCCTGTGTGCAAATATAGTTAAAATTTATAACTCTCGACCATATTTATTATTTTTTCGTGATAAGGTGTTGTTTTATTCATAAGTCCTCTTGACTGTAGGACTTTCTTATGCCTTAATCCGAGTTCTATAGTTTCAAGTCTTTCACCTTTCCCGTTTTTTGCGGACAATAATAATGAAGTTTTCACATTGTAGTATTTCGCGGAATACACGCAATGGTGCATTGTCGTGCCTTCCTCAAGGACTTCATCTATTGTCATCAGCGGTCTGATGGTAATATCATCTGATTTTATGACCACATTCGCATATTTCAGCATTCTTTGGTCATAGTCTCGATGTTTCTCCATCTCATTTTTCTCTTTGATTAATTCAAGCTTATAATTGAACTTGTCATGGGATTTTCTCAGATCTGTATAACATACATATTTGGAATTTCTGATGTCATATCCGAGCTCCTCAGCCATTTTGATTGTGTCAAGCCATAATTGTCCATTTTCAATCTTATAGCCGTTCTTATGGGCTATAAATAGCTGTTTCGCGCGTGATGGAGGAAACATAAACTCACCGTATCTCATAAAAGGACTTGCATAACCTATTTTAAGTGCGGTTTCAAACAGGTTGTTTTTCGGAAGAAGAATCATCTCCTGAATTATTGAACATCCGTTCATCATCCTTAATCCAAGTTGCTTGAACCTGTCTGTGATGTCACGCGACTTTTTGTAAGTTACATAACCTTCATGGTCATAGGTGAAAGAGTAATATGATTGTGCATAATTTCTCTTGACTGTGAACTCGGAGTCCACACAAAAATCATCAAAGGTCATAGGTCTTCTCCTTTTCCCTATAATAAGTCTGTGTCCATAACCGTCAAAGAAATTTCTGTAAACCTCATACATACAATATGTTTCAGGAAATTTTGATTTTCTATGAACATGAATGTAGAAAGTTCTGACAACTTGTATGTCGCCATGCTTCTCAAAAACATTGTAGGCATACATCTTTTGATGTCTCCGTTCTTCTACAGTTTTCCCATGAATATGGCATTTGAACTTGTAATCAAGAAGAGAACCGCATTTAGAACAATAATATTTCCCACGATTCCTTAATCTCATAGGTTCTAAACCGTCATGTCCGTACTTCTCTTTGGAAGGACAAAGTGTCTTGAATTCTATTCCAAGACACTTTTCTTTAAATTCCTTGTTTGTCATATTAGAATAAGTCTAACTGGTTCTGTTCCACCAATGGTTTGTCAGTTGTTGTATTATTTGCAACAGGTTTAGAAACAGGTTTGGAGGCAGGTTTCTTTCTCATGGAGTCCATCTGCTCTTTTACAAGACGTTCTATTGCTTCTTTTCTGGCTTCCTCACGTTCTTCTGTAGTTAATTCAACTTTGTGGTTAACTACAATATTTAATCCGCTTAAATCCTCTATTTTACCTAAAGCTTCATTAGGCTCGTCATAATAGTGGACAGCCATAGAATATATTTCATCATCAGTGAAACCCTCACAACCGGATTTCTTCACTGTTGACAAAATATATTTACAGCATCCTTCAATTGATTTATCAGGATGTTTGTTTTCAATGACATCAATACGAGACTTTATATAAGCCTCAATTGTGTCTTGAAATGTTTTAGTGCATTTCCCTTCTTTATTTTGCTTTTCCATTTTTCAACTTTTTTTCAATGTCATTAATTTCTTGTTTGAGCTGTTCTTTTTTATCTTTTAAATACTGAACGCGTAATGCATCTGCAATGGGAAGCATGATTTTATATTGTTCTAAGGCAAATTCTCTCAATTTGTCTTTGTCAATAAGATTGGCAAAGAAACTATTGCAAACAATATTGCCTTCTTTACCAAGACAAACCCTAGTATTGTTTTCAAAGTCTATATTCAGCCACTCCAGATTATTATCTTCTTTTTCAATCATTTTTACTTTTTGATTGAATAACTCTTTAAAGAGTTCTGTTGCCAATTTTTCAATTTTTTCATTCATGATTTAAGGTGTTAAATAAATTATCAAGAAAGGTGTTCATAAAACGATACGCTTTAGTCACATCAATAGTGAAATCCTCATTCAGACAGTTTACTTTGATATGACTTTCAAATTGAGTCATCCGCTCAAGGATGTTCTTAATCTTCACATTGTCCTTGGCGAACATTTTGTTCCATAAGCCATTGCCTGTTAGTAATAAATATCTCACTACCAGACCTTTGGCAGACAGGTCAATACAATCATAGGACAGCTTTGTAACCAGTTCTGAATAGAATGAATTATAGATTGAGTCCAATGACCATTCAATACTATCTGCATTATCTATGGCTATTTGGTTAATCTCACTGAATTCTTCTTTGCCTAATAACCTTGAAAAGCTTTTGTCAAAGTCATTGAAGGCTTCAAACACTATAAGTTTTTCAGCCCTGTTTTTGCCTTTTACAAGGTCAAGGTTGGCAAATTCATTAAACTTGTCACGAGCAAGCCTTACACATACCATAATGAGGTGCAAGGCTTGCTTTTTAGTAATTTGCATGACTAACACAATACGGGTTGACCAAGGAATACATCCTTGACATCACTATAGATATAAATCTTACCGGTAGAAGAGATTTCAATGGGTCTTTTGCGCAAATTGCGCATTTCCTCCTTGATTTCTTCCTCAACTCTCCTTCTGCGGATTTCAAGAGCGCCTAAATGGTTTTCTTTGTCCATCTCCAAGACAGTTTTGTGGATTTGGGAAGATGATACTTCCATTTTCTTAACTTTGATTCTTTTTCTTTTCATAATTGTTTGTTTTAAAAGGTTAATAATGCTTTATAATCTATAGCAAGCTATATGTACGCCTGTTAGTTGTTCGAATAAATACATGATGTTGATAAACATAGGAAGATTTTCCTCCTGAATATCTATTACTTCTATATTCTCTTTGTATTGTAACTGAAATTTCATTCCTTACTAATATTTAATTATATGAAATTGTGTTTCTGAATAATCATTTATCTTTTCCAATAAAAGATTCATAGTCTTTCTAGATGGTCTTGAACCTTCCCATTTATAAGTAAATCTTTCATTTACTATTTCTCCGGAACTTAACCAAGAATACCATTTATTGGCATTCTATCCAGCAAACATTATAACAGTTTTCTTTTTTTCATCTTTAGAAACAAATTTGATATTTAATCTATAACAATCAGATTTAAATTCATCAATCCTATAATTTTCTAAAATAAAAAATAATGTTTTATCCAAAATCCTATCTATAGGATTCAAAAAACTTGTTAAAAACGAAATTTTTCTTTTCATAACTATTGATTTTAAATTAATTTAGGCTATATATAATGGTACCCCTGGGTTGAATCAAACAACCATCTGAAGTGTAGGAAACTTCCGTTCTATTCGTTGAACTACAGGGGCAAAAATGTTGTTGTCATGATTTTACATGAATCTTCGGCATAACAACCTGCCAACCATTTGGCGTTCTTTAACGTTGTACTTTCCAATGTTTTATTTAAACTACAACAACATAAAGGAACGGCAAAAAACTCAATAACCCTTTTATGGCAAAATAAAGTAATATGACCTTGCCGTTCCTAATAGTGGTTCCACTTGGGCTCGAACCAAGGACCTACTGATTATGAGTCAGTTGCTACTAACCAACTGAGCTATGGAACCATTTGGGGAGTCCGCCTCTCCCCATACCAAACAATTAACAATAAACCCTTTTTATGGAAAGAACGCCACCGGCGGATAATGGCGTTGCAAAGATACTAAATTAATCATCATCATTATCATGATACGGATTGTAATCTTCCGCATCAAAAATATCAGCAGCCCTAAGAACTTTATACCTTACATGATATATATTACAAATTCTTGGCTTATCAAATATTCCCCATTCTACAGCACATTCCGCAATATCATCAAATGTTATCTTACAATCTTCTTTTTCCCATTCTATCTTGAATTCTTCTTTAGTCATCTTGTCTCCTTTCCACCCACCATAAGAAATTGGTCACACTCGGCAACCATTTCTCATATATCGAATATTTTTGATTCAACGAATCCTTCATATCCTGTTCGGCACTTACATAGGCAGCCCATTCACGATGGATTTCGTAAAATAGAGCAGAATCACAATCTACGATAATATATTCTCCATACCATTTGTCCATTTCACACCAATGTGCGAGATTATCGTAGTCATATCTGTCAGGATCATTGTATTCGATGAAATAACTTTCCGACAGCACCATATCTTCTATGCAATCAAAGTTAAATGAACTTTTCTTGTGACAATATACGACAGAATCAATACTGTCTGTTTCACGAACAGTCCTGTTATCTTGCGGTTTTCTTTCACATCCAAACGAGCAGAAAACCACGGAACCTAATGCCAATACGCCAATCGTAATGATTATGGCAATCCAAATTTTATCACTTTTCTTCATTTTTTCATTTGTTTAAATCAATAATCACACTTAACTTATTTTTAGACATTCTCCCGCTATATATTTCTCGGAACAACTTACTACCCCACTTATTATTTATCTCCTCACAAACAAGCTAAAAATGGCCTTATTTGATGTATCCCGTAATCTCCTCTCCACTCAAGAAAGCAAATTCACGGAATTTTGCCCGAAATTTTTTTTTTTTTTTTTTTTTTGGACGAAGGTCACAGAGGATTTTTCCTTTCTTTGCTTACGTTTATTATTAGATAGTCTTATAATATGAACGTAGTGAATATTATTAGAGTATCTTATAATAAACTATGTTTCTTTTAATGGAAATATGATATAAGTATATATACGAGATATTATGAACGTAGTGAATAATATAGAGTAAATATATACTTATACCTATTATCTATTATGAACGTAGTGAATAATAGTATATAAATATAATTAATACATATACGCGTGCGCGCGCGCGATCTTAATATAGTATATATACTAAGGGGATTTTTGTGTATTTGCATTTCGGCAATTCCCCTTTTTGGTAAAAATGTGATGACCGCAGTGCTACACTTGAGATACTTTATCTCAAATAACTTACACTTCTAATTCTTCAGAATATAGAGTATAAATTATAATCTTATATCGTACGCGTTGTATCACGCACCTAACGCACATTGCGTATTAAACTGTCCGAATGCAGACAGCATTTTCTGTTGGCACCACGGCCACCACATTTGTTTCTTATTCACAGAATTCCGTATAACATTCCCCACATTTATTTTTATTAGGGAAAAGGACCAGCGCTGTTACACGCTGGTCACTTGTGGCATTAGTCCAAATCTACGGACACTCTTTCCGCTTTTTGTTCTAACACGCTTTCCGCAATACCCTCTGCGACACTCGGTTTTTCGAGTTCTTTGGATTTTGCAGTCCACACTCTGTGTTCTGCTCTTTCTGACAGCACCTGCCAAGCCCTGAAAATAGGCATTTCGTTGGCACCAGCCTTGTCTTTTGCGCCAAGAACTCTGGTCTTTCCAGTGGTATAGTCCTTAACAACAGTTTCTCCGCTTGCGGTCTTTACCTGTTGGAATTTCATACCATTGCCGCTTTCATCGAAATAAGACATGACAAACTGGATATAACCTGTTCCGCAAACCTCACAATCCGGGTCTGCACTTGCTGCGTCAGCCAGTTCTTCGAGAGAATAGAAAGACGCATTTTCGCTCGGGGAAAGAATTCCGTTCGTGCTAATACATTCGTCTTTCGAGCAGACTTTCATCTTGCCGTTCTCCATAACTGCGAAAAGTCCAAAAGTCTGGAACAGGTCTGCCCGAAGCAGCTCGAAACTCATAAATGTGAATACCACATTTTCCATCTCGAAACTTCTTTCACTTGCAATGCCGTTTCTTCTCATAACATTGCTCTCACCCAGAACTCTCGCCATTTTGTTGCGTACAACATACGAATAGTACCTTACGCCGTCTTTTTCTGAAATGAAAAATGTGCAATTCGGGTGGTTTGCACTTGCACTTGTCTTGCCGAATACTAAATTTGCAATCATAATAATAGAATTTAAAGTTAATAAAATAAATTAAACGAACAGAACTTCCTCTGCTCTCTCTCGGTTATCCTGGAAATTTTCCATGCCCTAGTTCCCGTTTTGGGTAAAAGAAAAAACCACTACTTTGTTGTAGTGGTCTTTCCTTTGTATTCCTTGCCCAATTTCTTGCAGATGTCTGCAGAGATTTCAGGTCCGAGATAGCTTCGATATTCCTTTCCTGTCTTTGCAGACACGCGTACCACAAAGCAACTGCCTGTGCCTGCGCTCATAAGAATAGGATAGGTCTTGCCTTTAGAGTCTTGCCAGTTGTAGCCCGTATTTATGGGTTCTGCAGATACTCTTGTCGAAATGCTCACACTCTTGTAAGTGTTGCCTTCAACCTTGTACGCCGTTTCTTGTGCTTGTGCGCCAATTAAAATACAAACCAGCGCGATTAATGTTAACATTACTCTTTTCATAACTTCTATGTTTTGATGATTAAAGTTTACAACAGTGGACTCCCCACTGCCTCCCTGCTATCCAATTGATTTCCCCTGTCCTCGTGCTCGTTTCTTTCGTGTCTCTGTTTTTCCGCGCCCGAAAATTTTTTTCCCGAACACTTCGACCAGGGGGGGGACTCCGAAAAAAAATTTTCACCCGCCGCCCCGGCGGGAGGGTATTCCACGCACTCTCTATGACTATACATTTTTTCCGCGCATTCTCAACAACTCTGTAATTTTGATGAGATTTGGGATGGTTTCATAATGTTTCTGAAAAAAAGTTTTGTGATTGTGTTTGGGATTCAGAAAAAAATGTATATCTTTGCGGGGATTAAAAAATTTTTATTGCGATATGGATATAGTAAAGACATTTGTATGTGACGGCAAGGGATATTACGAGAGGCATTTGCGGATCATGAATGCTATGTTACCTGTGATGATGACTGAGAAGGAGATAGAGTTTTTGGGTTGCTGGATGTATTTTGGTGGTGGGGAGATGGATGAGAGGATAAAGGGGTTGGTCAAGGAATGCATGGGTTTGAGTGCGAGCGGGTTTTCAAATTACATGAGCGGTTTGAGGAAGAAGGGATTTGTGAGGGGTGATGAGATATGGAGGAGATTGCTGATAGATTCTGACGAGCAGAGGTACGGCATAAGGATAATCAGGGAGGAGGAGTAGTATGGACAGTGGCATAAGGGAGTTTTGTGACGAGCACGGTTACAGCGAGAAGGAGGTTAGTGACATACTGGAGAGTTACTTCAGGATGGTGAGGTGGTGTATAAGTGTTGGAAGCAGGGAGTTCAAGATCAAGCGTGTGGGTGGTTTCGAGTATATCAACGCTGATGTGATGTTGAAGCATATTAAGAGGTTGCGCAGGAAGATAGAGTACGAGCGTGAGATTGACTATGATGAGTTGCTGGAGTATGTTGAGAAGGCCAAGGAGAGGCGTGATATCAGGAGGGAGAAGTGCAAGAGGAGTCTGAAGGAGCTGTTTGCTGCGAGGGGCATGGAGTTTGACGAGGGCATTTATGACGGCACGTCCGGTGAGAACAGTTTCAAGGCTCGCGGGAAGTACAGGATTGAGGAGAGGAAGAGGCGAAAGAACGATTATAAGAAGACAAGGACAAGTTTAAAAAAGGAAAGAGATGAGAATAAGTGACATTTTTTATTTTGTACAGGGAAATGTGAGGTATTTCCTTGTTAAGTGCTTCGGGGAGTCCGTATTGCGGGCTCACATAGGGGAGCAGGTTATGATGAGGTTTGCGAATGCTGACCGCGAGTGTTTGTATGGCGGTGCCTGTAAGATATGCGGTTGCCACATGCCCGCGCTGCTGTATGCTGACAAGAGTTGTGACAAGCCGTGCTATCCGCCTATGATGGGCAAGAGGGAGTGGATTGAGTTCAAGATGTACGGTGGTAATGACGAATGGATATTAAGGGGGATGAAACTTAGGAAAGTTGACAAAATATACGAGATATGAGCGCGTTTGTAAGCAATTTGGTGGTGCTTGGCAAGGTTGTCATGGGACAGGTTCTTGCCGGGCGTTTTGACCTTACGGAAGAGGGTTTGAAGAAAGGAATAAGGAAAATAGACACAGGATGCACTTGCGGAGGCAAGAGCAGAATTTCTGTGGCTAAGGATAACAAAGGTTTTTCGTTCAGGAGTGTGCCTTCAAGGAAGGACGCGGGGAAGAAGGGTGTTGTGAGGAACATAGTTGTTGAGATGAACGACAGGACAAGGGTTATTGTGGGATTCAAATACGATTTGGCATGAGTTTTTTGTTTAGCATAGAGAACAATGTGTGCAAGCCCAAGGAGGAGGTTCTTCTGATAGAGCCTTTCAGGACTATATGGGAAAAGAGCAAGGACAAGAGTGAGGCGATAAGGCATTTCACTGTTATAGAGCTATATACGAGCAAGTTGAAGAGCAATCCGTATAGCGGCTATGATGATGTGACAAGGATAAGGAAGCTCACCGCTGAGCAGTATGGTGTGGAGATGGACTATGACTCGCTTCCAAAGTTGGTTAAGGACGGGATAGTGAAATTGAACGAGATACAGGAGGAGGGAAGTCCTACATATACATATTACTTGAGCCAGTTGAGGGCTGTGGAGAAGCTGAAGGAGTTTTTCCTCAACTTTGACCTGAACGAGAGGAACGAGAAGGGCATGCTGATATACAAGCCCAAGGAGATAACTTCCGCGCTTGCTGACGCGGACAAGATAACACAGAATCTGACAACATTGAGGGACAAGATAGACCAGGAACTGTTTTCCGTTGCAAGAAGCAAGGGAGGCAGGGAGGCCAACAGGTATGAGGTATGATAAGGGGAGACAACGGACACTGGTATGACACGGCGGTATTCCGCGAAGAAGCATTGAAATACAGGGCTAACGGATACTATTGTGACCACCCCAAGGGCACTTTGGAGTACAACAACTACTGGGACGAGCAGTTGAGAAGGTGCAAGGAAGGGTATATGTATGATGGCCAGAAGATAACAGGTCATCATTACTTTTATCTTAACTTCTGTAATATCAATATGATAGATGTGTTAGAAAACAATGATGGTGCGGGTACTGTCAAGGAGAGCAACTTCCCTGACTTTTGGGACTGGGACTACGAGTATTTCTGGTGGCTTGACATAGCGAGGTTCGGTGTGATAGGGAAGTACGCACAGGCGAGGGAGCTTCTGACAGATGAGGAGATAAGCCTCATTGAGAATAGGGAATACACGGAAGAGGAGTTATTGTCTCTGAAGAAAGATGTTGTCTATAACAGGCTAAAACTGCGCTTGAGGACACACGACGAGTGGCTTGACGGAGGACACCACATGATAATAGCGAAGTCAAGGCGTAAGGGTTTCTCATATAAGAACACCGCGTTGTGCGTGAACACATACAACACCGTAAGGAACTCGCAGTGCCTGATAGGTGTCATTGACAAGAAGTATTCTGACGAGGATATGCGTATGATAGGCACATATCTTGATGTGATAAACGACAATACGGCATGGGGCAAGAGGAGGGAGGTCAAGGACAGGTCTGACTGGAAAAGGGCTTCCTACATAGAGATGAACGCGGAGGGAAAGACCGTTGAGAAAGGCTACAAGAGCGAGATAAGGACTGTGAGCTTTCAGGACAACCCTGAGGCTGCCAATGGTAAGTCTCCGTACTACATGCTTTTTGAGGAGGCTGGTATCTTCAACAACCTCAAGAAGTCATGGGATGCCACGGTTCCTGCATTGAAGGCTGGCAAATATGTTGTGGGACAGGCGATTATATTTGGTACTGGTGGTGTGATTTCAGACAATAACGGAGAGTTTTCCGATATGTTCTACGATCCTATGACCTATAACATGATGCCTTTCCAGAACGTGTGGGATGAGGGTTGCTCGGGAGACTGGTGCGGGTTCTTCTTTTCCGCCACATACAATCTTGAAGGTTTCTATGACAGACAGGGCAACTCTGACATGGAAGGTTCTCTTGACTGGCTCAATAAGGAGAGAAAGAGGCTCTTGGAGAATGCGAGGACAATAGAGGCGTATAACGGTTTTGTAATACAGTTCCCGATATGTCCGAAGGAGTCCTTCAAGACAAGCGGAAGGAACATATTCAACATACCCTCGCTTGAAACGCAGTTGAGCAAGGTAAGGGCTGAAAAGCTGATGCTCAAGAAAGGCACTTGCGTGAAACTTGAATACACGGATGATGGCAAGAAGGTAAAGGCAAAACCGATATTGAGCGGCAATGCAAATCCGATATTGGAGTACAGGCCGAAGAATTCATCGCTTGTAGGATGTCCTATCATATACGAGTACCCTGTGAACGACCCTCCTTTCGGACTTTACAAGATAGGATATGACCCTTACGCGCAGGAACATGCTACAACTGATTCATTATCAGCGATATTCGTGTATAAGGGAATATTGAGGGGCAATTCTACGAGGAACATCATAGTTGCGGAGTATGTGGGAAGGCCTGAGACTGCAGATCAGAGTGATGAGATAGCATTGAAACTTGCGATACTCTACAATACTGCGGTAATGTTCGAGAACAACGTGAACCACACACAGGCTTATTTCAGCAGAAAGCACCAGTTGAACAGGTTGTGCCTGCAGCCTGACAGGGTTATCAGCAAGAACATAAAGGGCAGCAAGGTTGCTCGTAAGTTCGGCTGTCATCTTGACGGGAAGATGAAGACCGCAGGTGAGGAGTATCTTAAGGAATACCTTATGTCGGTGATAGACTATGATGAGAATGGTGATGAGGTTACGGCTGTGGACTACATATACAGTATAGGGCTTCTTGAAGAACTGATAAAATACTACAGGGACGGGAACTTTGACCGTGTGTGCGCATTGTTCCAGATAATGTTCCAGTTGCAGGACGAGGAGCTCGAGCACGAGTTTACGACAAACAGGACAAACAACAGGATAGAGGAATTAAGGAAATTGGAATTATTTAAAAGAGCTTAAAAATGGAAGACAGACAAGGTTATCTGGTAGGTCAGCGACTTACCGAGCGTCAGAAGCGGGCTGACGGAAAGAAATGGTTCAAGGAGAACATAGACCGCACAAGGATGGAGTTTGACGGAAGGTTCTACCCTTCTGAATTCAACGAGGACACTTTCGGAAGATTCGAGGGTGACTACAGATATAGGGACATGAAGATAAACTATGACCTGTATGACGGAAAGATTCAGAGAGAGGACTTCAAGTATATCTATGCTCCGTACGGCGGTGATATGGAACAGCCCGTTGATTTCACGAACAAGGACATCATAGGAAAGAGGATAAACGCCATTGACGGTATGGAAAGGCAAAGGCAGTTCTCTTTCCGTGTGAACGCCATAAATCCCGAGGCTTCTACAAGAAGGGAGGACGAAGAGTTCAATATGATAAGGGAGTTCGTGATACAGCAGATTATGAAACCCATTGAGGAGGAGGAAAGGCAGAAAGCTGAACAGCAGATGGGACAGGCCCAAATGCAGTTGCAGCAGTTACAGGCAAGCGGTGCTTCGCAAGAGGAGATACAACAGGCACAGCAGCAGATGCAGCAAGCCCAGCAGCAGTTGGAACAGCAGGTTCAGCAACAGGTTGAGGCAAGGACTCCGGAACAGGTGAAACTCTATATGAAAAGGGAACATCAGGACCCTGCAGATGTGCTTGGTTCGCAGATATTGCAGTATGTAAGGCATGATCAGGATGTGAAGGAGAAGTGGAATCTCATAAACAAGGACTTCTGTTGTGTCGGCAGAGCCATAGGCTATGTTGGGGAAAGATACAAAAAGACTGTATTTGAGAGAGTCAATCCTCTGACTTTCAGATTTTCAAGAAGCGGAAGCTCACATTACATTGAAGATGGGGAATGGTGTTCATATGAAAGATATCTCACTCCGAGCGAAGTTACTATGGAGTTTGGTGATGAGCTTTCGGACAAGGACATGAAAGATCTTCTCAACGGAGTGAGAGGGGCTTCTGACACAGACTATTACTACAGGGGCTATGAAAAGAGGGATTCCTATGTTGACGGAGGTATAAGGTGCATACACGCTCAATGGAAGGATTCCAAGAAGATAGGGTTCCTTACATACACTGATGAGAGTGGGGAGGAGCAGATGACCATAGTGAGCGACGAGTACAAGATGAATCCAGAGGCAGGTGACATAAATATTGAATGGGAATGGGTTGCCTGTGTCTATGAGGGCTACAAGCTTGGTGCTGACAAATATGTTAAAATGAGGGAAGTTCCCGGTCAGTTTGATGATATAAACAACTTGAACAATCGTGAGAAGTGCAAACTGTCCTATGTTGGAGTATGGGTTGACGCCTCGCTTATTGACAGAATGAGATACTATCAGTTCCTGTACAGTATTATATGGTACAGAATTGAAATGCTTATGGCCAAGGATAAGGGCAAGTCTGTAGGTATGAACATAGATATGGTTGACGACAATATGGGCTTGCAGAAGTTCTTGGAATATGCGGAGAATGTGGGTATATTCTTCTTCAGTGGAAACACGAAGGACGGTGACAAGGCAAGCCCTATGAACATAGGCGAGTCAATCAAGGAGGTTGACAGGGGCATGGGTTCTGACATCAAGCAGTATATGGACTTGGCCGAATACATAGACATAAAGTGCGGCGAGTGTGTAGGCATTAACCAGCAGATTCTCGGTAATGTACAGCAGAATGAGGCTGTGACAAACGCACAGATGGCTGTGACTAACGGTGCTACGGTTCTTGAACATCATTTCAGTATGTTCAACCATTTCAAACAGAGAACATTACAGGCTATGATAGAATGTGCGAAGGATGTGTTCATGAAATATCAGCCCGAGGTTATGCAATATGTTCTTGACGATTTCACTGTTGAGTTGCTGAAGCCTGACTATGATTTGCTTGACCAGTCAACCTACGGCATTGTGATAGACAATTCCGTCAAGTCAAACCAGATACTTGACACTGTTGTGCAGCTGATACAGCCCGCAATGCAGAACCAGAAGATAGAGTTGAGCGATGTTGTCAAGGTTCTCAAGGCGGAGAGCGTGCAAGAGGCTGAGGAGATTCTTCTCAAGGCGGAGGATGATAGGAAAGCCTACGAGCAACAAATGCAGCAGCAACAGGCACAGAACGAACAGGAGGCTCAGAGACAGAAACTTGAAGCGCAAATGCAACTTGTACAGGCACAGAACCAAGCCAAGATGGAGCAGATAAAACTGCAAGGGGAGTATGATTTGAGGCTCAAGGAGATGGATTTGCAGAGACAGACACTGCTTGCATTGGGATTCAGCGACCAGAAAGACCTCAACGAGAACAAGGTTCCCGATGTGTATGAGTACATGAAGATGATGTTGGAGCAGTACAAGTCAAACCAGAAGGACAGGGAGCTTGACCAGAAGGAGAGGAAGCAGCGTCTTGACGAGGAATCCTTGGCTCACAAGAAGGATTTTGACGACAAAAAGCTCCAACTTGAGAAGGAAAAGATTCAGAAAATGGCTCAAAAATCGAAAAATTCATAACAAAAATGAATGGCGCTCGTGGAAAAAAAACGCGTTTGGTGCCATATTATATTCAAAAACGGATTTCATAAAAAACATTAAAATTCAAATCAAAGATTAATTTAATTTAAATTTGCAACGTATGGAAAACAATGTAGAAACTTTGGACAAGTTTGAGTTTGAAACTCAGGAAGGAATCAATGACTGGTTTGAGGACACTTCTAAGGCTGAAAACAAGCCCGCAGAGGAGCCCAAACAGCAGCCTGCGGACACTGGTGAAGGCACAACGGAGAAAGCATCGCAGGCCGAAGAAAAACCGCAAGAGGAGACTCCTACAGAGGATTCGTACTACACGGACCTGTACAGGAACTTTCGGGAATTGGGTGTGGTTGAAGAGGACTATAACCTTCCCGAAGGCAATCTTACCAGCGAGGACCTTTTAAGCATTCTCAACGAGGAGAAGAAAAGAGGTGCGCAAAAGTATTATGAGGAGAACATCTGGAGCAAGATAGCCGACGACAAGGATGCTGCTGATTTCATCAAGTACAAGATGCAAGGTGGAAAGACCAGCGAGTTCTTCAAACTTTACGGGAAACAGGCTGAATTTGACTTTGAGGGTGACATTACCAATGAGAGATACCAGGATGCTGTAATCAGGAAATATCTCACGGAACATGACGGCATGACACAGGAAGAGGTTGAGGAGCAGCTTGAAATGCTTGAGACAAGCGGTAAGAAAGAGAAGTATGCCAAGAGATACCATGAGATGATGCTCCGTGACTTTGACACGCAGAAGTCATTGCTTCAGAAACAGAAGGAGATTGAGGAGCAGAAACGTCAGGAGGCATACAAACAGTGGAATGACACGGTTATCAACGAGATCAACTCCACACAGGATATCTATGGAATGAAACTCGACAAGAAGCGCAGGGAAAGCCTGTACAAGGAACTGACACAGCCTCTTGAACTGCAGGATGGGAGTATAACAACACCTTTGTACTACAGGCTTAACAATGTGCTTGCAGATCCTAAGAAGATGCTCGTACTTGCAGACCTTCTTATGAACGACCTTAACATTGACAAGTACAAGGCGGGAGTAAAGACACAGGTGGCAAAGGAAATCAGAAGGGATTTGCAGTTTAACAGAACCTCATCAAAAAAACAGTCTGGCAATGAACAAGAGACGGACTGGTTCGATTAAAAATAATATTGTTAAACACAAATTAAAGTAAGATGAAACTTAATATTGACGCGACAAAACTTATGCCCATGTCAGGAAGCATGACAAATCTGAACCATCTTGGGTCCGCTTTGTTTGCCAAACCTGAAATGTTTGAGGGCGTATTAGACCAACTTTTTATTACGCAGACACTTTCCGTGCATCCTTTCCTCAATATGAGCGTAGGTCACGAAAAGATCGTTGAATCCAACGAATGGGAATACAAGGTTCGCGGTGCGAAGACCAGACCCCTTATCCTTCTTGAGACGGTTAGCGGTACTGGCGCATACGGTCAGATTCTTGAAATGAAATTCGACGAGGAGTTCTGGATGGAAGGTGATGTGATCACTGCTGGTGACCAATTCCACGATACGCAGTGCCGTATCATGAAGAACCCCTACAGAAGCGGCAATGGCTGGATTTATGAGGCACAGCTTGTTTCAAAAGACCAAACCCAAACTATTGACGCAAGATTCTTGCAGGCAGGCACCCCTTGGGCAAAACTGTATTCAACCTACGGTGAGGCTGCTGATAAGGGCGGTTCAAGCGCATTCCCCGGTTCGCTGGCTTTGAAAGGCCATCTGGGCAAACTGCGTAAGACATACAAGATCACTGACTATGCTGCAGAACAGAAAATCATCGCCATGCGTCTGAAAGACGAGACTGGCAAGTCCTATGACAGATGGATTCCCTTTGCAGAGGCAGAGGCTGCTAGCAAGTTCAAGGATGAGAAAGAGATTGCATGCTGGTTCAACCATGACGGTTATCTGATGCAGGACAACGGCTATCCCGTTGATTCATTCCCTGGCATTATCGCACAAATCCGTGAGAATGGCTGGAAAATGCCCTACACCACTTTGAGCGCAAAGATGATTGAATCGTTCGTACAGGATATTTTCTTCGGCAGAAGGGAACCTGTTTTCGGCAAGAGAGAACTCGTTGCTTTCACTGGTAGTGAAGGTTTGATGAAGTTCAACAAGCTGTTGCAGAGCGAATATGGTAAGAACGGCTGGATGATTGCAAATCCTGATTTCAATCCCGCACAGAAGACCAGCTCTCCGCAACACCCGAATGCCTACTCATACGGTTATCAGTTTACTGAATACAAGATGGGCAATGGCGGTCATATCAAACTGGTTTACAATCCGTTGTTTGACTCAATGGAATACAACCTTGACCTTGATCCTGTTACCAAGAGACCAAAGGCTTCCTCAATGTTCGTGTTTTTCGATGTTGAAAGCAACAATGGTCTTGGCAACAATGTCCAACTGGTTGTTAAGAGAAACGGTTACAAGCACGGTTATCACCAAGGTCTTGTTGGTCCTACCGGCCCTGCACAAGGCGGTATGATTGCACACCCCGGTGAATACTATTCAGCTGAGTTTTCAAGTGAGTTCGGTATTCAAATCATAGACCCGACCCGTACAGGTCTGATCTATATGCAATAAAAATTAAATTAATTTTCAAGGGGAGAGGGCAAGTCTCCCTCTTCTCTTTTTTATAATATAAAATATCACAGAAATGGAAAATTATATTATTGAGGTAAGACCACTTGAGAAGAAGAGGTGGCACGGCAAGACGCAGAAGGAATTCCCTTCCGCACCAATGATTGTTGAATGTTATGTCAATCTTGAGAACAGGAAATGGGAGACAGGATTGACGGAAGAGGACAGAAAGAGATTGCAGAAAATTACAGGATTGGACTTGCACGAGCATTTCATTCCTGACGAGGAGCATCCTTTCTATTCCACGGACAACGGACATGTGAAGCTCGACTATGACAGGACAAACTATTTTGACATGCGCAGACCCATTGACGAGATTCATGTAAAGATGCTTATGGCAAGTCCTCTTGTGGCCAACTCGCAGTCCGATTGGGATGAGGGCAAGTGTCCGCAAGCCCAGTTCGTTATTTACGATTCGCGCGAGGAGGTTGAGAAGAAGGCTGAAAAGAGCAAGAAAAGAACGCAGATTTACAATCTGTGGTCAAAGATGGACACAACCACAAAGAAACAGGTTGTACAGATTCTGCTCAACCAGAGCATGAAGAACCAGTCTGATGACTATATTGACTCCAAGATGGAGGATATCATGTCCACACAGGGCTTTGACAAGGTTCTTGAAGTGTTCAATCAGAGCAAGGCTGACAACTATATGCACTCCCTGATTATCGACGCTGTTGACAAGAACATCATGCAGTTGAGAGGAGGTGTTTACTATTATATGGATGAGGCTATGGGCGGAATCCATGACACCATGAGATTCTTGCAGGATGTGAAGAACAACGCCATTAAGGGACAGATTATTGACAAACTGAATTTGAAATAGAGATGAATATAAAGGAAATGCATTATGACTTCAAGCAGAAGATAAACAGGGCTGATTCGCAGTCCTACAAGAATCTTCGCGCACCTGAGATTGACTGGTATCTTAACGAGGCACAGTTGGTCTTTGTGAAGTCCATAATGTATCCCAGACAGAAATATTCTTTGGAGATAACTCCGAGACATATTGATGACCTTAACACATTGGTCTTAAGAAGCAGACCGATGGTTCCCACACCAATCTACGGGGAGAACAGGTACTTTGTGCCTCTTGTCCCCGACAGAGGTGTGTTTGACTTTATGTACTTCATTGCTGGAGAGGCTAAGGTTCACAACGAAAAATGCAATCTTGCAGAGGACACTCCTGATTACAAGATGGCAAGGCTTTTCAGCAGGAAGCACATAGACCTTCACGAGAGGAATGTTTTCTATAACAGTTCCTATGAGTGGAGGGAAATTAGTGTGGAATTTGAGAAAATACCTGGTGATTTGGCTTACAACATGATACTCTTCACTGACGGTGATTTCGCGAACAAGGGCAGTTTTATTATTGATGAGGTTTTTATTGACTACCTGAAGCGACCGAGAGTGCTGTACTATGGTGGGTATAACATGATGAGCGGCAGAACGCCTGAACACCCGCAGGACTGCGAGTTGCCCGAACACGTACACAGTGAGGTGGTTGACATAGCGGTGTTGCTGGCTACAGGTGCAATGCAGTTGCCTGATTATCAGACCAAGTTCGAGAAAATAAAATTAAATAACAATTAAAATTAAAGACAATGATTACAAAACCTGTATCAAAAATTTTCAATGTCGAAGGTATTGATAGCACAAGTGGCAATGTATTTGATTTGTCAAAATTGGCAAAAAGACATCTCGCTATTCTTGATAAGGATATGAAGGGTGCAAATTTATCTGCTGCAATGGATGCTACCAAACAATATGACATTTATTACAAAGATGAAACTGGTTATGTTCACAAACAACCCGGAAGCAAACACTTGATGAAAAGTGATATTTTCAATGTAAATCTTAAAAATATCGCTGCAGGAGAAGAATTTGTAGCTATTATTAAGGATTACAAATATTGCTGCGATGGTGAATATGGTTTCCGTTTTGTAGTTCATAACGATGAAATGGACAAATTGTTCTGGCCTAACGGTTATTATGAAACCTATATGGTTCCTATTGATGAATGCTGCGCTGCTTGCGGTGGTACGAATACAGAAGATGACAATGTTATCACTGTAGGTCTTTATAATGCCATTAAAGCAAATGAGGATTCTTGGTTGGAACCTTCAATTGTTGTTACTGAACAAGGTGCAGACAATCCGACATATACAACTGGAATGGTTGTTGAATCCTCTGATATTAGTGCAATTGAAACTGAACGTGGCAAAACAGGTCTGTTGATTAAAATCAAAAATGCTGAAGCATGGCCTTATGCACAATACAACTTTAAATATACTCATATTCGTTCATCGAAGTTTGAGGTTGGCAAGATTGCAAGTGCAAAATGCAGTGTGAATGTCGTTTCAAATACCGATAAAACATTCAGTATCTCTTATACTCCGTTAAAGAAAGAAGAAACTGGAGTAACATTAAGCGCAAGTGATAACAATGCTACTTTTACTGCAACGACGGCTTCTGATTATGCTGCATCTGGCGTATTATATATCGAAAACAAAAGATATAACTATACGAAATCTTCTTCTACAATTACAGTAACAGGAGGAGCAGCACTTGCTGGATCACAAGATATTTATATTTATGGTTCTGCTGTAAGTGTTAACAGATTTGAACTTCCGCAGACTTCTGGTTATGACTTGAAACAAGTCGAATATCAGCTGATGGGTTATCGTGAGAATATGAGTCCTTATCGTTTGTCAGATGTAACTATGACCGAATTTGGTTATAAATATTCATTTGATGATGATACTGATTATCATGTTCTTACAGTAAGCTATGAGAAACAATCTGATGCTGCAACTGTTCACATGCCTTATCCTATGTCAATTGTATTTGCATTTTCAAATACTTATGCAACACAGAAGGGTAATGTTGCAACGTTCTTTGGTGTTTCTGATGCAACAAAAGACGCAAACATCAACTTAAAATAGTATGAATCAGTATAATGGTAGTGTGGTCAATCCACGCTACCATTGTGCTTATTCGGAAAGGAGGAGACAATGGCTAACACTTTAACTGTTGCTGACGAGCTTTTCATAAAGAACCTGATGTGTGACATCACGAAAGTCCTCTGTGAGTGTGAATGTGATTGCAAGGACAAAGAGTGCAGTATCTTCGAAAGATTGTTTATTGCCAATAAGACAATGTATGACAAAGTAGATGACGGTAATGAAAGCACACCAACCATTTTTGATTTTAACGCATTTGAGGGCAGTCCTTCATGTCTTGACTGGGAAACATTGCCAGAGCGTATAAACAACGGCTATGAGGCTAAAAACAAGTTCTACGACCCTTCAAAGAAAAAGATTCTCTCAAGGTTCTATTATTGGGTTCACAAATATCTTTGGGGACAAAGTTTGAATCCAGATGGGGAACATTATAATGCGGATTCCTGGAATTTGTCATACAACGATTCAGATACGGAAGAAACTACAAGTACCCTTTCCTTAGGCGAATATCTTCTCGGTCAGAATGTTGAATATATTATGACAAACTGCATTGACGAATGCTGTAGATAATAAAAGGAGGGATGTGAGATGGAGGAACTTCTCTTATCAATCACTAGGATATTGAGCGTCAATGCTATAAGGCTAAAGACACTGCTTTCTACATCTCTCGGATGGTTTACATTTCTAACAACTTCACTGATTGCACTCATGGCTCCCTATCAGAATATCTACATCGCTATACTGGCAATAGTCCTTGTTGACACCATCTGCGCATTGCTTGTTGTTAGAAAGACAAAGCGCAAGATAACTTCCGCGAAATTTTCCGATATGTTTATTAAGGTGATAACATATTGCGGATTCATGCTTTTGATACAATACCTAGAAAGAGCCATTGGTGAAGAATGGTTTATAGGACTTAGACTTGGCTCTGCATTTGTATGTGTCACAGAACTTTGGAGTATTTTCGGAAATATGACCATACTTAAGCCTAATTTTCCTATATTTGCGGTTATGAAGAAATTCCTCTTGGGAGAGATTGCCAACAAGCTGCATTGCGAGGAAGGAGAGGTTGAGGAAATATTAAACAACAGTAAAACCAAGAAAAAATGAGTTTCAGATTCAGAAGGGGTGACACAGCCTCTGTTACATTGAAGTTCAACAAAGACATATCTGACAAAGACGTTAGAATTGCTATATTTGATGCAAAGAGGAATAAGATATATCAAGCTGATAATCCACATGATGATACAACAGATGCAAGAAAGGGAAATGTCGTTATCTTTGACATAGGATACGATGTGACAAAAGATATGATGGGCTTGTATTTTCTTGACATATTGTTAAAGAAGGATGCTGAACACACATATTCCTATGTGAGTTCGGGAAACAAGCCTATAGAAATGTTCTTTGAAGAATCGCTTATAGCACAAACACTTGGAAATGACACCACTGGAAATAACAATAACTAATGATTTTAAAGCACAGGTAATCATAGAGCGCAAGCAAGTTGAGATTGTTGAAGGCATTCTGAACAATGAAAAGATCATTGTGGAGGTACATATAACAATGCCTGAACTTGAATCAGTTCTATGTCTTGACGCAAAGCGCATGTTCAAGACAGAAGTTATTTTCAGTGGTGGCGTAAACTATGAATACCATTATGGAGAAGGTGATTATCACCGAAAAGAAAACTTTTCAAACAAGAATAATATTATTATAAGAAATATTCCTAAAGGAGCCTCAGTGACGATTACAGATGAAAATAACACACAAGTTGTTGGGAAAGTTACATATTTGGAAATTCATGAAAAAGACTATACAATACAAATAGAATTTAATCAGATAATTTCAGGCACAATATATTTAAACTAAAAAAGAATGTCAGCACCGAATAAAACTATAAAACAATATGTGAACACTGATTTCAATCAGAATCAGTTGATTCATCCTGTAATTGACAATGACGCAAATAAGGCTGATAATACTGGTATTGCAGGGCAGATGTATTTTGATACAGGGAATGGAAGCCTGTATTTTCATGACGGTAATGGATGGCAACAAATTGGGACTTCGTCAGGAGGTGAAGTCAATGTAATTGAACATGTTGATTATTGGAACCTCCCTGCTGATCCCGGTATGTCTAGCGGATCTTGGCAACATATTCCAACATTAAATAAGAATGCCAGTTTATGGTTTGAGAATGGCTCTGCCACATTAGCCAGTTGGTCAGTGGTAACAAAAGAAGGCAGATCTGCATTGTCAATACAATGGGATTTACGCTATAATTCAACGCATTTTACAACTGCTAATGATGAACTTACATTGAATGAAGTTCCATGGTCTTTAGTGACCGGCAAACCTACTATCCCGACAGTAACGTGGCGTCCTATAAAGATGAATGGAACACAGATACTCGCCAATAATGTTTCAACTGCATTGGATTTGGTTGCTGGTGGAGGTATAACGCTTACCAATAGTAACGGAGCTGTTACTATTGCTTCTACTGTTGCAAATCCCATGAATTTTAAAGGGACTGTAAATGGTTCGTATCCTTTAAATCCTGTTGTTGGTGACACATATAAAGCCATTGGTGATTCTGATGGTGTTACTCCTACATATAAGATTGGAGATACTGTTATTTATTCTTCATCAGGATGGGTTGTTATTCCTTCAGGTGATGAACCAAGCGGAACTGTTACAAGTGTTGCTATGACAGTACCAACAGGATTGAGTGTCAGCGGTTCTCCCATAACATCTAGTGGAACATTGGCTGTAACATTAGCTAGTGGGTATGAAATACCAACTACCGCGCACGTGAAGAATTTTGGCAAGATAACCGCAGGGAGTAATTCATCAAGTACTGGTGCAGGGACTGCAAACACATCATCATGTAGTGCTGATGCCTATAATGACACTTTAACTATAAGTCCGGGCAACAAATGGATAACAACTGGCACATCTGATACTTCAAATAATGATACATTATATATCAACCATGCATTGTCTGGAATTACAGCCGGGGAATATAATCATATTAACGTTGATGCTGCAGGACACATTATATCAGGTTATAACCTTGATGTTCCGGTTATCTGTACTTATATTAACAGTGCTGCTATCGCGCCAGTTAATGGAGTGGCAACTATTGAATTTGGACTGCATACTTTTGATGCACAAATGCCTGATTACAATGGAAGTACTTCTTCTCTTACTCCGTATTATAATAATGCTGTTTTTAATGTGTATGAGAAAAGAGTAGAAAATACTAAAACATATTGGGATAAAATAGAATGTGCTATTGAAGTCTATGATACTTCTCCTGATAGTGCTACAGCAAGTTTCTATTTTAATACCACAACAAATATTACTGCGGGTTCAATTAAAATTGTAGTTAATGCACCACTAACACAAAATTATGTATAATCTTTTTTCGTAATTTTGCAGTTGTGATTTGCTTCCAAATTTTATAATTTGTGTCAAACAACTAAAAACAGGCAATGGATACAAAGAGATATGATTTATCAATCGACAATACGCTGGGGAGTAGCAATGCTTCCCATGTTGTTATTCCATCACAGAAGGCAATAAAGGAGTATGTGGATAACAAAATAAATGACTCAACTATCTCTATCACACAAGGTGGAATAACAAAAGGCAGTTTCACCTTGAACCAGTCATCGGCACAAACAATAGCACTTGATGCTGGCGGAGGAAATACAATTATTTATGTTGATACTATATGTTATGATCAACCATGTAGTGATATTTATTATTCTCTTGGACTATGTTTTGATATAAAAAACAATGTACTAAAAAAACATGAAAATAATAGTTGGGTTGTTGATTCTACAATATCTCATGATGCAATAATTTATTCAATAATTGAAAAAGCAGGATATTTATATATATATAATAATACAGAATTAATACCATTAAATAGAGGTGGAATGATTGTGAGGAATGGAACTGCCTCTTTTTTTAATTGTTATTTGCCATTATCAGACTCATTTGTAACATTTGAATTTAACCAGGCTTCATTTTCCATTAATGCAACGACTATGTATTTTACAGGATTATTCACAAATAATACAAATGTATTTTATGAACGCAGTATAGGCACATCGCATACAATATGTTTAAAAAACAACAAATCTACTGATATTGATATAACAATAGCAAATATAAATATGGGTAATTCTAGCGGATTTATAAGTAGTGGATTAGACTCTAATAATTCTTTTACAATTAAAGCAGGATCTAATGCGGAGATAAATGTTATATTTAAGGATAGCAATATTGCGGCTGGAACAGGATTTGGCAATTATGGTCTTGCGTCAATTATAGTTAAAACGGATTTTGATAATAATATAGTAACAACATCATAACAAATGTATATATATTTTGACACAGATAAAAGAAAAGTTATCACTTGTTCAAAAGAAATAGTTGAATCTGAAAGATTTATAAAACTTAATCAAGAACAAGAACAGTATTTTAATAATCACAGAAGAGCATCATACGATGAGATATGGAACGCACGTGAGTATGTTCCGCCAACACCACCAATTCCTCCTGAGCCAACGATAGAAGAATTGCGTGAAAATGCCAAGAAAGAGATTAACTCTTATTCAAGAGAGACACTCGGCAAGTCAGTTGATGTTCTTGGATTCTGTGATGCGGTTGCAGGAACCATTTATTCAAAGTCAAGAGGCCTGGACGGAGTTTATAACGATAATGAAATCCTGTCAACAGCAGATGATTTCCTAACAATAGGCAAGTCATGCAGAGAATTGTGTGACAGTACTGTAGAAAATATAGAGTCTGCTCAGACTAAAGAAGCAATTGAAGGTATTGTTGAGTCAGCAAAATCTCAATTTGACGGGTTATTGGTGGTACAAGATGATTTGGCTAAGCACAAAAGAGATAAGATAAGGGAAATAGAGGTGTATGATGTGTCTGAGAATGTTAATGGGTTCTTTTTCAATGGTGTGCTTATGTGGCTTGACAAGGACACAAGAACTGGTTTAGTTAACACGTTGAACTCCGCTGTAATTATAGGTAGAGAACAGATAAACATATGGTTCTCTGGAATGTATATAACTCTAAGAATTGAAGAGGCAAGACAACTTTTAGCCGTTTTGGAGATATATGCCACGGACTGCTATAATGTTACTGCTCAACATAAAGTAACTGTCAATAATATGACAAGCATAGAAGATGTTGATGCTTTTGATGTGACAGCCGATTATCCACAAAGACCTAATTTTAATACACAAGCGTAGAATATGGATTTAGTTATGACGAAAGAAATTAATGCAAAATTGTTAGAGAAGTTGTATGATGTTGCGATGTGGATTGTTTTTGCAGTGTTTATTGTTTCTGTATTTGTTCATTACCATAATAAAAAGGATGTGATTACAACGACAGAGACGACTACAAATGTGCTGCAATGGAAAAGTGACACATCATCTTGGAAGGGAGGCTGGTAATGGAGAGACGGAGACTGCTTGACCTGCCGAGCGAATACACTCGGCTCAACTACATAGAGAGTACTGGCACGCAGTACATTAACAGTGAACTGCCAGCATCTCAATGTGATATGTTTGTACTTGACACAATGATTATGGAAGAAGTCATATACCCAGACCACCCGCAATACAACTGCGTAGGGTCAAGTACAAGTGCAAGTTCGGGAAGTTCTGGAGCAAAAAACTTTATAATTCGCAATGATGTAACATCTGCGAGAAATTCAAAGAAGGCGATGATTGGATATAACGGCTCGTGGCTAACAGTAGGCGCATACGCTCTCAACATTCTGCAACGATATACCTTGAAAATTGTATTAAAATATGCAGAGCAAAAATTATACGTTAATGGTAATCTTGCAATATCTTACACAATTACATCATCACCGACTAACGTCTATCCTCTATACATCTTCCACACTAATTATGGCGGTAAGCCTGTGCAGAATAATGCATTGACATATAGAGGTAGAATATATAGCCTGACCATGTCATATAACAACAATTATATGCGTGAATTCATCCCATCCAAGCGTATAGCTGACAATGTGGTCGGGATGTACGACCTTTGCGGCAGCATCTGCCAACTAACTGGCACACCATTTTATATTAACGCAGGCAGCGGCACATTCATAGGAGGATAACTTATGGAAAGAAGAAGATTGTTAGAAAACGTGCCTTTTAAAGAGAACTTGGTGTTTTATGCGCCATTAATCATGAATGATACTTCTGAGATATTAAATAATACATCTCCAATTATTGGAAGCGGGTGCGTTGTTGAGTATGTTCCTGCGAAAGATATATTTAGATTAAGGTGTAATTCAGGAAATAATCAAGCTCTTCTTTATCAAAACCTTAACATGGGTTTGTCTATTGGACAAGAAATAACAATGGTTATTGATGTTGAGGAGCTTTCAATGTATGATCAATGGCAGTCAATGTTTTCTACACCGAGGTATAATCAAGGAACTAATGCATATTTGCGCCATGATAGATATGTTAATTCAACATTATTATTAAGTGGTCGTTTCTGTGTGACATATACTTATAGGAGTTCTACAACGCAAAATGCTAATTTTTATAAGGATGGTGAATTTATAAAGTCTATTGTGTTTCCTAATCCAAGAATTGATTCTAATGTTGTAACAATCTGTGAAACCGCAAATGGGTCTGGTAGATTCTATGATTTTTATGTGTCCAATGCCCGTATTTATAATAGAGCATTAACTAATGATGAGATAATAAAACTATAGGAATATGAATAGAAGAAGATTATTAGACGAGGATTATCTCAGATGGCTTTTACTGATGCCTTGAATATTGACACGATTAGGAAGATACAAAAAATAATATAATTTTTCCTCCAAAACTTGAATAGAGATGAATTTTTATTATCTTTGCGCAATCAAAAACTAAAGACATGGCAGAGAAGAAATCACAGAACAAAAGAGAATCTACAAGACCAAAACCTCTCACGCCAAAAGCTGGATTCACATTAAAGCCGAGCAGATATGCAAAGGGAGGTAAAGTTAAAACTCAACATTAGGAAAGCAGAGGTGAGAACAATAAAGTTCTTACCTCTCGTTCTTGCTATTATAAGTCTTATCCATACAATAGTTTCATATTTTGGTTTTGATATGGGATTTCTTTCTTATATTGGTGGAGTGTCAGTAATAACCTTACTGTTTTTATATTTATCATCATATTCGTTTGGATTTTGTAGATGGCATAGATTATGTTTACATTATGTTACTACAAATTGGACAATCAATGTTATTGATTTGTATATCGGAATACCTTTGGGAAACAGAGAGATGTTCTGTCTGTATTTTTCTCTTGCTGGTGTATTTCTAATCCTAATTCTTTTAAGCATATTCGGACCATGGAGAAAACTCTGCTCTCAACATTAGCAAAGTATCTTCGCAAAATTGCGAACGATATAGAACAAGGCACTTGTGAGGTATCTGATGAACAGGCGTTCAAGATTATGTCCGTGATAAGCCATAGGCCTCTCAGCAAGGAGCAAGCCTGTTCCATGATGAATATGTCAAGAAGCAAGTTTGATGAGCTTGTGCGGGCTAAAATAATCCCAAAAGGCAGAAAAAAGAGAGGCTTCAAGGAACTCTGCTGGTATGAGGATGAACTTATGGCATTGAATTTGAGTCCTGACAAACTGTAAGTCAGGATTTTTCATTTTATTTCAGTATCGTTTGGAGTCCGTTTAAAAGCATTGCATTTTTGCACTGTTAGCTAACAGGTAAAAATAATGTTTAACTTTTAAAATTAAAAAAAATGGACGACAGTAAAGTTTTTATGTTCCCCGACGCAGCCAGAACTTCTGCAATAGATCCGGGCTTGCTCGCTTTAATCAACAACAATGGTGGTTTTGGCGGTAATGGAAACTGGATTTGGATTCTTTTCTTATGGATGATGTGGGGTTTCAACGGTAACAACGGATTTGGCAATAACAATGGTACTGGCTTCTTGAGCAACCAACTGAATGACAATGCACGTAGAGACCTTCTGCTGCAGGCAATCAACGGTCGTGCAGATGCTGCTAACCAACTTGCCAACATTACCAACACAAGTCTTGAGACGGTTAAGACGGCTCTTTATGGCATTCAGTCAGCAATAAGCACTACTGGCTTGCAGACTATCAACGCTCTCCAATTAGGTGATGCTTCCTTGTCTCGCCAACTGTGTGAGTGCTGCTGTGAAAACAAACTTGCCATCTGCCAACAGACCAACACTTTGAGTTCACAAGCCGCAGCAAACTTTGCAGCAATGCAGCTTGAAATGGCAAAGAACGAGGGTGCAGACCAACTGGCAGTATGTCAGCAGACCAACACTCTTGCAACACAGTCAGAACGCAACACCAATAGTATTCTGAATGCTATTGCTGGTCAGAACACTATGATTACAAAAGAGTTCTGTGACTTGAAAGAACGTGAGCTGCAAAACAAAATCAATACTCAAGGTGACATCATTACCCAGTTGAGAAACCAAATCAGCAATGACTATCAGACTTTGGCTTTCAACAAGGCTATGAGCGCTCTTGACGATAAGATTGACGCTATTGCCGCAAAACAGCCCAACACTGTTCCTGTTGTATGGCCTAATCTGACAGCCGTAAACACGACTCCTTATGCTGGAGGTTGCTATGGCTATGGCTTGAACAACGGTTTTGGCGGTAGCATTGTTTTCTAATTTAAGGGATAAGGAGGTGAAAGTATGAATTGTTGTAATCAAATTATAGCAACTAATGCAGGTGGTGTCCCTTATATCGTTAGTACAAGCACCACTGTAGGTACGGAGAGTGTTGACATAGCATTGGGCTTTCGTAGAATACAGCCTGTCGGTTATCTGACAATTGTAATTGACGATGTTATTCCTGCAGATGCAACTGCAACATTGCCTGTCACTATGACGATGAACGGCATGACAAGAGCCCTGACTTTGCCTAACGGCACTTCTGTGACCGCAGCAGAACTTTTGAATGTAAGCAATATTCTTATTTTCAATGACAGGACAAGAGGTTTGCTTACACTAATGTCACGCACAATAGCTTAATAACAATTAAAATCATTAACCATGTTTTCAAATCTTACTACAAACAGCATATTATATGTTCTGGACTTGAACGGAAGTCCGAAGATCTTGAGCGGCCCAATAGAGTTTGTGTCAATGCCCAAGCCGAAATACAACACATTCAACCCTAATCTTGAGATGGTTGTGGATATAACCGCACAGATAGGAGGTGAGAGAAGGGAGTTCAAAGGAGTGCCTAACACTTCTATAGCTAACTTCGGTGATTCAGCCTTCATACTTGCGGAAAACAAGGAGGTTCTTAACTCATATATCACTTCAATGCTACAAAACAGCAGAAGTGTGATAGACAGTGTTGAGAAGCACAAGAAACTCGTTGAGAGTTACGAACAGGCTCTTTCGGAGCTTAACCCTTCCGTGAAGGCTGACAATAAGGCTATAGGGGAATTGCAGTCACAGATTGCATCCTTACAGGACTGCATGAGGGAACTGCTTTCAAAAGTAGGTGAAGGAAACAAAAATTAGAAAGGAGTTTATTATGATTATGGTATCTTTCAGAAACAAGAAGGAAAAAGAGCATCTGCTTGAGAAAGCCCGCAAGATGGAGGAATACGCCTCTATGATTGTTGAGTGTATCGAAGATTCGTATTCCGATGATGAGGAATATGAGGAACGCGCCTATCGTGATGGCGGTTCAATGGAAGGTCGCTATGGCTACAGACGCAGAATGCGCTAATTATTAACCGGGGAGTGGCGAAATGTCACTCCCTTAATATCTTTTGCTATGGAAAGAGTTAGATTTACTGATTATGACGACTATCCTGAAGGTATGATAAGATATTTGAGGAACTACGGCCCTCATTTCAACAGAAGGCTTTATGAGTTTGCGGTAAGCAGAATGAAAAAAGAGTCCAATGGCGAGATGAAAAAGATAGTTCCTGTAACCAAAGAGGCTATAACAATGCTTCTTACCGCCAATGGAATATCCGTTGAACACTCGCAGTTATACGATTGTGCCTATGTTGCAAGCATGTGCAAGGCTGATTTTCTCGGATCAAGTGTCATTGATGACAAGCACATGGCAATGTATGTCAAGGATGTCATTGATGATGTTGATGCACCTGACGGACTTGTGTTCAATAGGTGGTATGCCGATATGTGCTATATGGGTATAGCTATTGACTGGGATTCAATGCTATGACAAGACAGGACATAGATATAGAGGGATATTGGAAAATAACCGTTGTTTATGGTGCTTTTCTTGGTTCTGACAATACTGGTTTTACTTTTACGGATTCTCGCAGAAGGAGGAGCATCGTAGGGATTTCACCAACCACCAGTAAGGCTCAGTTTATGAACACTATCGTACACGAGGCAAAGCATGTCCAGTCAAGGATATGCGATTATTACGGGATTGATGAAGATTCAGAGGATGCTGCATATCTTATAGGATATATCGTACAAAAGATGTACGGGGTTTTCGGAAAAATGTTATGACGGAGAAAAAATAAAAAATTTCTCCGTTTTTTTGTTTGTATTAAAAAAATTGTATATTTGCGGTGAGAGATAATTTAAATTCAAGTCAATATGAAAGCTAAAGAACTGTTTACACGGCTTATATATAGAGACGGAAATATACAATACAGAAAGCAAGGCCTTATAACATTTGATAGTAAGGGGAATACAGATTTTGCACAAGGAGGTTCTTTTGAATTAGAACTAATACCAAGTGGTTATAGTGTGAATTATAATCCAAATCCTTATTTTACTATAAGTGATGAGGCTGTGTATTTAGGGTGTGATTTTATAAACAATTCTGAAAATTATAATATTAAGATAGACATTGACAATGGAGAAACCCTTTCAGTGGAAAGTCCTAATGATGAATTTGAATATGCCAATATCGTTTTGACAAAAGAAATAATAGACATGCTTTCACAGGTTCTTCCAGATTCTACCGAATTCTATTCTGATAAAGAAGGAGCTATTTATTGTAGTGTTGCTATTGATTTGAGTCACGTGGAAGGATTTGAGCCATTCTCTTATGGTACACACACTTATACAATTTATATTGATGGAACAAAATTATATGAAGGAGAATTTGAGGTTGAATAACCTGAAATATATGAGATAAAAGTAATATTATAAATATATAGTTATTTGTTATGAAAGCAAAAGAATTTTTAAATAAAATAATGCATGGTGACAAGACCACTATAAGAAAAAATACGGGTCTTATAGGATTTGATGAAAAGGGTAATCACATTGAAGATAAAGGCGGCGAAGACATTATACTCTTACCGAGCGAGTTCTCTGAAATGTTGATAGGTGCTCCAAACCCGATACTATCAACAGAAACCGTGGGCGGCTTTTTGTTATCAAAGCCCGAAGTTGAAAGTTTTGTTTGTACCGTTGACGGTATTACTACTGAAGGAAGGACTGGCATGGCGGTAATAACCCAAGAGATTGTCGACACATTCCCAGAGGGTGAAGCTCGTGACTACATGGCTGCACACATCGGATGGTATGCTGGAGAGGCTGGAGCGCAAAATCCCGAAACGCTGACAGCAGGTACAATACATGCGGTAACAATTATTGTCAACGGCGTGCAGATATTCTCGGGCAACTTGACGGTCGTAGAACTATAGGATTGATATGGTGCTATCCAACCGTGACATGAAGAAGCTCGATGGCATGACTAATTTAATATATAGAATCAAATAATAACTAAAAAACTAATTCAAATGAGAATATCAGAATTTTTCAGAACAGAATTAAACAGACGCAGAATACCTTGCATGGAATCAGAATGCGGTGATTTCCTTATTTCCATAGGAGAACACGGAGAGCTTGTTAGAGAATCTGTTGAAATTGACGGAGTTACAGTTGTTAAAACGAACATCAAGTTCAAAAGATTTATCTCTGACACACTGAAGGGCAAACCACTGCCTTTCCCATTGCCAGCAGCAATAGGTATGGATGCACTTGGTTATCTTATCTATAAGAAGTTGAACTAATGAATAGGGGTCAGAGAAACAAGTTGTGAATTGCTTTCAAATTTTGTTAAATACATAAATAATGAATAGGGGCCAAAGAAATAAGAATCCGTTGAACATACGCAAGTCTGCTGACAGGTTTGACGGAGAGATTGTACCAAGTCAGGATAAGGCTTTTAAGCAGTTTGAGAGCTACCAGTATGGCTATCGAGCTGCCTTTGTCATTCTCGCAACATACAACCGCAGAGGATGGAACACCATAGAGAAGATAGTTTCACACTGGGCTCCACCTACGGAGAACCATACAAAGAGATACATTGACTTTGTTGAAAAGGCAAGCGGTATTCCAAAGGACGAGATTCTTCACATGGAGGGAGATAAGGAGAAGTACATTCGTGTTGTACTTGCGATGAGCAGAATGGAAATAGGCGAGGCATATCCTGTTGATGCTGAAACAGGTTTCTCAATGCAGAAAAGACTTTCATAGATGGGCAAAATAGGCGATTATACAAGACTTCATTGGAGAAACATCGTGATATTCATCCTTATTATCTTTTGCCTTTTGTGCATGAAATACGGATGCAAAAGGGAGGAGGTCAAGCCTGACATAATAGTCAAGTCTGACACTACTGTAATCTATCATCGTGATACGGTGTTCTATGATAAGATAGTCATACCTCCGAAGAAGATAGACACATTCATAGTATTCAAGGAAAGCCGTGACACATTGTTCGTACAGGCTTTGGTTAAGGATACATTGTGGATGGATTCATTGTTGTTAGATCTCCATTCAAGAGATACTATAATTCGTGACAGCGTTTTTATCACTTATACCAAGAAGAGCAAGTTCGCATTGGGAGTTGGAGCATATCTTGTGCCTAACTTTCAAAAGGATGCAAAGACAGGCATAGGAGCCCAATTGGATTTCAGATTCCAAAACAGGCATAATGCCCATGTGGGATATGACTTCATCAACAGAAGTGTTATGGTAGGTTATTCCTTCAATGTTGTTGATATAAGGAAAAAGTAATCCCTTTAAAGGCGGCTCTCAAAAAAAATTATTGCCCTTTCTCTACCGCAGCCCTGAGTTTATATTCATACGCCGGTTATGTACGTCCCACCTTTTCAGGTATCCCCTTTAGAACTCAGTTTCCCTGCAAGGGGATTCGCATGATTTAGTCGTACAGGACTTTTCTCAGCACGTGGGGCCAGACTATGTTGAAAGGCCTTAACGCTGTCAAGCAATGGATTCTAAACTTATTCAGTTGATCTTCCATCGGATGATGATTTTTTATTCAAAATATAATCTAAATATATTTTTAGGTTGTTTTGATTATATGTTGCTGCATTAGGTATTCTTATAGTATGTATTTTGTATCCATTGAATATAAAATCTCTAATAGCATCTAATTTTTTTTGTTTATTTGAATCGTGATATTTTCCATCTATTTCTATAATAATATTAAAATCAGGTATAAAAAAATCGGCAAAAAATATTTTGTCATCAAGAATAAAGGGTGCTTGGTTAATGAATTTTATTTTTTTGCTGATTAAAAAATTACCACAATTAATTTCTGCCAATGTTGATTTTTCTCTTAATATCAACATAGTGGTTTCTATCCAATTTTTTTTATTTTCGGAAATTATCCCTAATTTACAAATATGATTTAAGTCTTCAAGATATCCAAGATCATTTTTCTTTTGTAAAGATGACAATTTCTTTTTTTTATTTGTATTATATTTTTTTCTTTTTTTCATATATAAGAACAGGATCTGTTACTTTCGATATATGATGTCCTTAGAACCTACTCGTAACAGACCCTGTTAAATTTCTATTCTAAGGACATTGCAAAAATAAAACTTTTTTTTATACAAACAGCACTTATCAAAAAAAAAATTATATTTGCAGAAATAATATTTGATTGTACATTTTTATATGAAAGTAGTTGAGATTATACAAAGAGTTGAGTCACTGATGGCTAAGGGGATTTCAGTTTCCCTTGAAGGTGGCTATATCTCAAGAAGGTGGATTTACAACCTTATGGTTGGTTTCCGCGCAAAGATAATCGGTCAGGAAGTAAACAAGAAACAGAAGATTTCCGACTGGAACAAACAGATGCTAACCTGTGTTGAGCTTGTTGACGCCACATTAAGCGAGTGTGAGTGCATATCAAAGGATGTATGCAGTTATATGAAGCGCACGAAGAACAGGATTCCAGAGATAATGTCCGGTCTTTCAGACTATGCGATTGACTCAATAACTAACAGCACTGGTGGCTTGAAGATAGACTTGGTTAAATACAACCAGTCCAAATACAACAGATATTCAAAATACTCCTCAAAGAAAATGTCTGCGTTCATTTATGACGGATATGTTTTTTTGGAGAATGCGAAACATCTGAAAGCAATAAACATTCTCGCATTGTTTGAAGATCCTCTTGAGGTGGAGAAATTCAATGCGGAGAATGACATGTGCAATAAGGACAGTGTTTGCGCTGACTGCATATCCCCGTTGGACATAGAGTTCCCTATTGACAATGACAAGGTTGACACACTTGTAATGCTTGTTGTAAATGAGATAAGCATGGCTTTTTTGAACAGGAACCAACAACAGAAACAAGAGGAGGGAGAAAATGATAGGGAGTAATTGGAAAAGCATATTCAAGTTGGGCTATGACTATTACAAGCGTCATTACAAGAATCCTGTAAAGCAGAAGGAATATAATAAGATTCTTGATGAGTATCTTGGTTTTGTCGTACACTATCTTCTTGAGAAAGGTTCCTGGCAGTTCCCTGCAAGGCTTGGAAGTCTGATAATATACGGAAGATTGCCGAAGAAAAGAACAAGCACTGGTTCCATAAAAAGATATATCAACTGGAAAGAGACGAACAAACTATGGGCTGAAGATCCCGAAGCAAAAGCTGAAAGAAGAAAGATATATTTTTATAATGAACATACCAACGGATATGTATATACTATAGCGTGGGACAATAGGAACAAGCTCATATCGCAGAAGGAATATTATAAGTTTGTTCCCAACAGAGACCTTAAGAGAGGTCTTGCAAAGAGGCTATTGGAAAATTCAAGTGAATATATAATAATGCAAAATGGAATCTATTAGATATTTGAACATAAAGAGCGTTTTGGCGGACTTGTACCGTGACCTTGGCATAGATGAGATTTCAGAATCTGATGCCATAGAATGGGCTGCCAATGCGCTGGAACACATGGGACAGGCTTCTATGAGCAGCCTTAACACAATGCTCGCTAATGTCGAGAACTACCAATGCGAACTTCCAGAAGGGTGCATTCAGGTAATGGAAATAGCAAGGCATTTGGAAAAAGAGCATTTCGACTATGAGGATGACCGTGTTGCAATAGAATATTATGACAATCCTTGTGGTTGTGATGATTGTGATACGGAACCAGAGACAAAGGTTATGTTTTGTCAGGCGTTCTATCTTCCTTGGGGATTCTATTTCCCGATAAAGTCATATCCTGCCGAAAGACCGCATAGGGAGTGGACTTGGGTAGAGCCTTCAACGAACAATTTTTTCCATGCCTCGACACAGGACAAATCTGGAATAAACGAATACAAGATTGACAATGGAAAGGTTCTGTTCTCTTTTGAGAAAGGTGTTGTTGCAATATCTTATCTTGGCATTAGGCTTGATGAAGATGGATTCCCGTTGGTTCCAGATAATGTAAGTGCAAGAGAAGCTATAGTCAAGTATATCATAATGAAGTATATGCAAAGGCAATGGTATTTGGGCAGAGAGGGATATCTGGACAAATGGCAAAAGGCAGAACAGGATTGGCATTGGTATTGCAAGCAATTCAGAAACAAGATGAAGATGCCATCAGAGGATGATGTAAGAAAACTCACATTGCAATATAGGAGACTGTTCCCATCATTGACAAAGGATTTCTTCGGTTATCTGAACATTTTGAAAGACATACATATTCAGAGTAAAGACAAATGTGTTGAGTAATGGCAGAGAAAAAACAACAACAACTGACAAAGAGCGATATTCGCAATGCCCTTGCGGAAGATAATCCGCAGAGGAATTCAGGCTTATCCATTCCAATGAGAATGGAGAGTGACACTTTGCCTCAAAGCCAGCCTGACCATACTTACAGGTTTGCATTAAACGCTGTTATAGAGGACAGGACAGATATAGGTATGATAAGAACGGAAGAGTCCAATGAGGTGGCTTTTAATCTTGATAATGTATTTGTGCAAAGAGATCAAGTTGTAACAATAACAGTTTATTTGAATATACGAATTTCTGGTTTAAGATTTTATAATAAGAGTTTATATAAACAATGGACATTGCACTCATTATCAGAATTTTATAATAAACTTGAGAATATACATAATGAAATTTCTGCAATTATAAGCACATCTTCTTATAATCTTGAAGCACAAAGTGCATTTTGTTATGGGCCAAATAATATACCGCAATATAATACTGGTTCACAAGCTGCAGCTTATATTACAGAATATAAAAATTATGTGTTAAATGTATATGCTGTAAGAAAAGATGTTGTTATAATTCCTGCTATAATAACACCAATAGATTATATTGATGGTTGGAAAGAATTAATAGTAAAAGAATTAAATACTGGAGATACAATATCTTCTTCAACTTATTCTTCAATAGAGTTAAGTGATTTTGTGGACAATGGTTTTCAGTTAAATACGGATACCACAAAACCCTTTGCCGAAATAAAGACAAAAAGCGGAAGTGTGCTTTTATATGACGATGACACATACACAATATCTGGTCTTGAAACAAGTATCACATGGTTTGTTGAATCAAAATGGGATAAGTGTATAATTAGTCCTTATCCGTCTGGTGGTGATAATTATGATATGATTAATCTTTTGGAAGATGATGAAAGACTTCCAATTTTCAATTATACACCTATTGATACATATTCATTGATATATTTTGACTTAAGAGGTTCTGATGTTGAATCATGGATGAATGAGATAAGTGTGTCCTGTAACGGCAATTTGTTAACTAAAGTTGAATCTTTCTTGGATTTAGTTAATAACAGTTTTTGTGTTGAAGGAGTTGATTTATATGTCAGAACTGAGATTGAGGAAATGAAAATCATATCCGTTAAGACGAACTATTATGACTATTCAAAAGACTTTGTGTTTGTATGTGACAGACAACTTGCAGATCCTGTGATAACTGTGAATTCAAATTACAGGCAATTTAAATGTACAATGACAGGAGGGAATGCAAATGGTATAACATTCAGATACAGGTTTGATGATAGTGGAGAATGGCAAACAATTGGTTATAACACTCTTACATATTATCCCGCAAATGTAAGCAAGGTGTCTGTACATGCGGTAAAAGAAGGATGGAACAATAGTAACACAGTAGAAGAGAATTTATAATGGAAAGTATAGCTATAAAAGTAAAGAACACTAATAACGAACTGTTAAAAGAACTTCACGTTGTGAAATACCAGCCTGTTTCATTGAAAGGGCTGTTCTCGTCATTTGTTGATGACTTTGTAAGGTCACAGGAAACTTGGGATGATTATAACACTTATTCCTATCAGTACAAATATAACGGAAGGAAATTCAACGAGAATATAGTGTTTCACCCTATCGGTATATCTGACAATGGGCATTGCGATATTGTGAATGATCCTTATGAATTCACTTTTGAATATGTGATTACAAATCCTTCGCAAAAGGTGAGCACTCCTTATCAGAAGATGATTCCCTTTGTAGATCCTCCAGCGTCTGGCTCTGTTGGTTTTGAATGTGCAACTGCTGGTGCGAAAATATACTATATGTTCAGCGATGAGGATTCATATACGGAATATACCACAGAATGGGTTATGCAGAATGCTGATAGTGAGAGAGTAAGATATTATGCTGCGAAAAACGGTATGAGAAACAGTGATATAGTTGATGAAATGCTTACTGTCATTACTCCTGTTGTAATAAGGAGTGGAAATACTATAACAATAACTTGCGCAACTAATGGCGCTAAAATATTGTATCGTGAGCCTTATGGAACACAATGGATAGAATATACCGGACCTATAACAGATTCAAACACTGGATATAAGGCAATGGCTATCAAAAAAGATATTAACGGTGTTAGAATAATGGGAGATAGTGATTGGGCAGAAGAGCAATTATGTGATTTGGGAACTCTTGTTGATGGTGTTGATTATACTAATTCTGCTGATCCAAATTGGCATTTTTATATTTATTCTATTCATGAAGGTAAAACTTTATATTATATGTTGGATGATAGCGGAACATGGTTATCACAAATTGTTTCTGATAATGGATTAGATTTGGATTTGACTAATAATCATAAAATAGAATTTTATTTAGAATATGACGGATGTTATAGTGATCATTCTATTGTACAATAATAAAAAGAATTGTTATGTTGGAAGACAAGACTTTATTAGGCAAGATATATGTAGGTGACAATGAGAATGTCATTTTTGCGGTAAGTCGTGAAGATGATATTGATGTATCATACATCTACCTTATGAATGACAATGGGGACTGCAAGATTCTCCTTGAGGACAAATATGCGCAGAAAGAGAAGAAACTTAATTTCAACAGGAACCATCAGATTTACGGAACATACAGATTAAGACAAGGCTGTGAGAAAACCATATATTTCACTGACAATTATAATCCTCCCAGATACTTGAATATCAACGATGTGGACAGTTTCAAGGAAGTGTTTGTCGGAGAGGACAAAAACATAATGTATGGTGATGTTGATGCGGACAAGTTAAGATTGCAGAAAACATATAAGAATATTCCTGATATAAATGCCGATGTTGATTCAAGCGGTGTTCTTATGCCCGGGAGCTATAACTTCTCTGTAAGATATGTAGATGAGGATTTGAATCCAACAGAATGGATTTACACGACAGAACCCATAATGATATACCATGACTGCACTTCAAAGGACTATATCAATACGAGAGTTTCAGGTGGCAATGATGTGGAATACAGGAAATATGAAAGTACGAACAAGTCAATTAAAGTTTCTGTTGACAACAGGAGCCTTGACCATAGTTTCATCTATGTTCAATTTGCCATGATTTGTGCAAACACAGGTCACGGCATAGTGAATGATGTTCAGTATTCCCCGTTGATTGAATTGGACTTTGAAATAGATGATTTGGGTGGTTATAAGAGTGTTCCTCTTGCCTATGTGTTCCGTGGTGATGATAAAACAAGCACAGGAACTACAGATGAGGTTAAGGCTAATACTTTGGTCTTTGATAAGGCAAAGTGTCTTGAGCAAGCAGATAACAGGCTTGTGATGGGCAATGTTACGGAGATGGACATAGACTGGTGCAAATTGCAGAGATATGCTTCCAAGATAGATACGGAATTTGTTGATGATGTTGTTTCATTCAATGAAATGGAACAGAGTCATAAGTATAGCAAGTTCGCATTCAACAAGGGAGTAGGTTACCAGCCCGGAGAGATTTATTCCTTTGGTATAGTGTATGTGTTTGAGAATGGTGTAAAGTCACCTGTTTATCATATACCAGGGAAGCCTAATCAAGAAGACAATTATTGTCATAATATAAAGTATTCCAATGTGTCAAGCGGTTGTGAAGGCTTTGATTATTGGGGTGTTGACTGTGAAGGTAATCCATTGGCTGGAGAACCTGTAAGACATCACAGGTTTCCAGTAAGAAATTTTGAAGATGATGAAACAACCATAATAGAAGAGTCGTCTGTACTTGTTCATTACAATCTTATTGTTGGTACATTTGGAAGAATTAAGAGTAGATTCAAAACCAATTTTGACAATATTTATATTAAGTATGAAATTGTAAAAACAAAAGACAATCAGGAGATAGAGCGTGATGAATATGATTTGAATTTTGATTACAATTTTCTCGGAATGGGCAAACGGGAATATGATATATTAGATGAAAATCAAAACGAGTTTATTTATACTGGAAATGCGAAAGAAGATGATTTAATATTAGATAGATGTTCTAATATAGTATTAAATAATGATGGATCTAAAGAACCTCATGCTGAATGGGATAATGAAGAATATTATCTTCATCATAAAATATGGAAAAAATCACAATATAAATTTATTGATTTAGTTTCATTTTTTGAGGACGAATATGATACTGTAAAATTTGATTATCTTCAAGAATATCCACAATATCTGGACACAAGAACATTTGGCACAAATAATAGCAAAACCAGAGTAAGATGGATGACAAGTTCTTGTATGATTCGTAGTGAAAAATTTACGGATAGTGATAATAATCAAGATAAAATAGAATCATTTGAATCATTAGATGATGATGAATTTAGAGGGCATGTTGTTGGTAAAAGAGCAAAATGTTTTTACAAGAGTGGAAATCTTTGTGCTCAAGTATATGGACCCGCAAGAGTGGAATTGCCTTTAGATAATAATGGTCGTATCACATGGAAACCAAACTCTAATCAACTTGAAGTTTCTACTGCAATTAACTTTTATGTTGAGAAAAAAAGAGAGATTGTTCGTTCCATAAAAGATTTCCATAAAAAAGCCAGAAGATATGGAATAAAATTCACTAACATACATACTCCTAATGAGAAATATCTCAATGGACATAAAGTAATAGGATATTATATTGTGCAGAACGAAAGGACAGAACAGGATATGACTGTTCTTGATAGTGCTATTCTTACTCCGTTATTCAAAGAAAGAGATGATTCTAATGTTGGTAAAAAAATGATTGTTTCATCTGGTATTTTTGCCAATAATTTTTCCGTGACAAATCTCTCCGAATCTGATGCTGTTAATGAATATAAATCAGAGTCTTTGTATCTTTCCCTTCATTTGTATGATAAAGCGGTAGGAATGATTTGTCCGAGATTCAAATTTAAAAAGAAAGAACTATATGATTTCAAGTTTGTTCATGTCGGATATTTCAAAAAACTAAGAAGTGATTTTTCAAATTTATTTGATGAAGGCTGGATTACACAAGATGTTCAAGCTGGAACTTCATATAACAAGAAAATAAATAAAAGAAAAGACAGGGATAATGATGGTTTTGATTTGCATGTTTTTAATCATAATGTCGAAACTTGGTTTATGCCAAAACAAGAAGTTTCAACATATAGTATAAACCAAGATAAGATATTTTATTTGAGGCCATGTTCTGAATATGAAAAATTCAAGGACGGTGAACAATTGAAAATATTTAATGCGTCAGGAGACAATACTATATGTTGTATGTTTATAGATGAAAATAGTGAAGATGCATTTGATAAAAGTATCTTTTATACAGACGAATATAGGCCGGGTTATATTGATTATGTAAATCAAAATTCAAATCATACAACAGAAACAATAGAATTACGCAATGATATATCTATAAATAGTATTCCTTATGGTTATCTTGTTCGTGATATGGAGGATTACTATACGGATTTCCAGCAAAGACCTTATTATCCAGCTTCTGATTTTGTTTCTGTTGATGAGTATGGTTCTTCTGGCAATATTGTAGTTTTCAATGGTGACTGCTATGTTTCGCCTATGAAGTATTCCACAGGCACATTATTTGACATCCGCATGAAGAAACGCAACAAGAAAGCCACTTGGTGGCAGTATGTTGTTGGTGCTCTTGGTGCAGTTGGAGGAACAGTGGGTGCAATATGGACAGGTGGTGCTACTGCTGCATTGGTTGGTCCCAGTATCGCTCTTATACAGAATGGCATTCGCGTTGACAAGGCTTTCCAAGCACAGAAGAAGTTTATAGATAGTGGAGGCAAGAAAATACTTACGGACAACTGGATTAAGAATTGTGTGGATATAGAACAGGATGATGATGAGATACAATGGGTGTTTGAGTCAATAGACGGACTTTGGTTTGAATCCATCGTGAATATGAATATGCGCGTTGGTGCTACTATTACCAATGTTACTGACTATCTTGATCCCATACATGGTTATAATCCTTCCGAAATGAGAATGTACTATATGAACAAACTCACGTGGCCTGACAAAGACCATGATGACGGAAGAATGTATCTCGGTTATGCACAGGCAGAAATCTATGACATCAACAATGATTTTGAAAGAAGAAATCGTGAAAAGGAATTCTACACATTAGGAATAGAGCATGAATGCTGCTCTGATTGTGAAAACAAGTTCCCGCAAAGATTGGTGTATTCACAAAAATCCTTCTCAGAGGAGAAAACAGACAATTACAAGGTATTTCTTCCTGCAAACTATAAAGATATTGACGGAGAGGCTGGAAGCATTACAGAGGTCTCTTTTAACGGCACAGACGCATTTCTTGTACTTACTACGGAATGTGCTTGGCAACTTGCTCCCTCTAAACAACAGCAGGTTAATCCTAACTCAAATGTTGTTTCGTTTATAGGTACTGGAGACTATTTTGACCAGCCGGCAATAAGACTTGCACATGATTCTGTAAACCAGTCCTATGGCTGCAAGCATCAGGCAAGTGTGTTAAAGACAAAGTACGGAACATTGTGGTTCAGCGAGTATGACAATGCAATAT